AGCTGCAGAGTGGATTCTTGAGTTGCAGAAGATTATTCGTGTGATGTCAGACTACAGTCTGAAGGCAGAGCGGCAAATCAAAAACCTGCGGAAAAAGGTTGCTGCGAAGTAGACACTGGAATACCTTACTGGTGGTGGTGCGATAGCCGACAGCGAGCATTCGTCTTGTCAGTGTGTAGCTAACTAGTACGTTGTGGCTGAGCGTGAGTTGGGGCATGGTCCAATCTTTCCTGTCTGACCTCTCGGACAGTCAATCGGCCAAGAGAGGTTCTGAACACATGGGGTGTAAAATGCAGATCATGACATACTGCGGGTCTATGCTGGATGTGAGTATAGAAGATGTGACTACAGCATCTAGACTGTACAACTTGGGGGTTGTAGGCAGTCCTGTTGATGGTTTTTTCTCGACTCTAATCCAAGTCCTTCTTCACGGATAACACAAATGACCAAAGACAAACTTAAAAAACTGATGGACTCTGGTGTATTGCAGGCGGCTCTGGAAGACAAGCCGCTGCAGTATCGAGTTGATGCTGATAGTGGATGGTTTGATTTAGCAGGGTTCCCCGATCTCGATAGTGATGTTGAGTTCAGGGTACGCCCTCAATTATACAGACCACGAGTAGTTCGCTACGGCGATTATACTGAACAGGAAAAGGAAAAGATCGGTACCTTTATAATTGTGCGTAAAGATGGTACCTGTTATGAGGACTACTATAGAGACTGGACCATCCATGAGGACGCTACTGTTTTGATTATGCGAGATTAAACATGCTTACTGAACCGATCATTAGCGAAGGTATTCGCTCTGACCACAGGACTAATAAACTCGACAGAGAAATCCAGCGACTTCTAAAGAAAGAGGTGCTGGACGATGCCGATCGGTTTACTTGGTTCTATCTAACTTCTCAACAGGAAAGCCATGACCAGTTCAACGGAGCCAGGTTCGACTAGTCGCTCTATCGATGAGCCTATCAAACTGCTGATGGCTGGCATGCTAAGGAATGCCTCAGACGACATCGATAAGTTCATTGCTAATTCAGATCGCGACTATTTTGCAAACACAAATCTGTCGAACAAACATGTCAGAGAATATCTAATCCCTGTTGTGTGCGTTATTGAGTGGCTAGCATCTGCTGATGACGCTTCAGCAACACTTATAACATTCAACAACGCCTGTGAGATGCTAGGGCTGTGCCCAGAAGCTACACAGGAACTGTTCCTCAAAAAGATCAGGGGCATATCAAATGCCGGACGTTCTGCAATCCGTCGCTACGTATCAGGAATTCTTTCAGACGATAAGCAGTTCAGGCAGTATCGTCTCTTTAGTCGGGGGCCGGGTAAAAATCCCTATCGCAGACATTGCGGCAAGCCTAAGTAACATCAATCGCTTCAATGGGCATATGGGTCAGTACTCGGTTGCCCAGCATTCATGCCTAGTATGCGATTTACTAGGTGGTAGTTATACAGGACTGATGCACGACTCGTGGGAGAGTGTCATTGGTGATGTAGCGACTCCTGTTAAGAATGCACTCAATCTGCTAGGCAATGGGATTTGGCGTGAGTTTGAGAACAGCATGGCTAAACGGTTCGCTAATAACTGGCGATTTTGTTTTCCACTGCCTCAGGCTGTACATGATGCAGACCGTACGGCACTGAGGATCGAGGTTGCATCTCTTGCATCTAATGAGATGAAGACATCGTTGCGTAAGGCTGGGATCGAGCCGCTTTATGATCTTGAATGGATCATCCAGGAAGTATGGACTCCTGATAGGTCCTTTACTGAATTCATGAATCGCTACCAAACATATGGACCTACCGGGAGAGAAATTTAATGATCGAACTATACAACGCCGACTGCTTGATTAAGCTGGCAGACATCCCAGATGCTTCGGTTGATATGGTTCTTGCTGATCCTCCTTATGGTACAACGGCTTGTAAGTGGGACTCGGTGATACCATTTGAACCGATGTGGTCTCATTTGAAGCGGATTACTAAACCGAACTCAGCAATCGTGATGACGGCTAGTCAGCCGTTCACTTCCGCACTGATTATGAGCAACGCGGGGATGTTTAAGTATTGCTGGGTGTGGGAAAAGGAGCAGGGAAGTATGCCGATGAATGCACCTTACCAGCCAATCAAGGTTCATGAGGATATTGTGGTCTTTAGTCACGCTGCCGCCACCTTTTCTAAGAGGGGCAGTATGAGTTACTACCCGCAAAAAGAAGTCGGAAGGCCATACAAGGCAACTCAACGTAAATCAGGCAATATTGTATTCCACAGTGACCCTTCTGGAGACCATTTTAAGGACAACAGTGGTGACAGATACCCCAGGTCTGTAATCAGGCACAACACGCAACGCGGTTTACACCCCACCCAAAAACCTGTCGACCTTATGGAGTATCTAATCAAGACTTACACCAACGAAGGGGCTATAGTCCTTGATTTCACTATGGGTAGTGGAACAACTGGCGTAGCTTGCAAGCGTCTTGGTCGCTCATTCATAGGGATTGAGAAGGATGAGAAGTATTTTGCAATCGCGAAGGAAAGGATCGACAATGCAGTCTGTGATTGATCTAGTAGCAATTCATGGCAAATTAGGAACCGGCAAGGACACACTGGCCTCATTCCTTACTGACCACACACCATACAGTTTTGCTGATCCCTTGCGTAAGGGCTTGCTGGCCCTGAATCCGCTTGTTGATACAGGAGATGAGCCGGAGTGGTTGCAGCACTTAGTTCACCGACATGGATGGGACGAAGCTAAGAAAATTCCGGATGTCAGACGGCTGATGCAGGTCTATGGTACAGAGGCTGGTCGAGACATTCACGGTCAGGATTGCTGGGTAAATATTGCTGAGCGGTTTGTTGACACCAATCAGCGGGTTGTAATTAGGGATGTGCGATTTCACAATGAGATCGATGCAATCTATAGTTGGGAGTTCACCAAGCCCAAACTAAAGAGCCGTGTGGTCACTGTTAAGATTGTCGGTGAGTCTCGTAGAACTCACGAGCAGTCTGCTACTAAACACGCAAGTGAGGATGGACTAGCCGATTACCTGTTCGATTATATCCTCTTCAATGATGGTACAATCGATGATCTACGGTGGGCTGCGTGCTACATTGTGGAGCGTAAACCACCTAAGAAACAGATGAAACTGATCTGTCACTCACGCACTATTTCCGAGGTTGTTGAATGACTCTTCATGAAGCAGTAGAAAAGTACGGCAGTAAGCGAGCTGCGGCAAAAGAACTGGGGATTCCATGGACCACGTTTAGGCGGCAATACAAGCAGGAAGTCAGCACTTCTGAGGTGGTTAATCAGCCTACAAACGAACTAGATGCTGCTGTACTTGCTGCTGGTTTTGATCTGGGAGACATTACCGGTGCATGGTTGAAATCAAAGACCGGCACAGTGCAGGTCAAGAAGAGGCGAAGTACAGAACCGAAGCAGTTGGGGGAGCACCTACAACATTACCTCAAAACCAGCCGCTCCCATGTGGTCCGTGGGACAGAGACTGTCTCAGAAAACTGCATGCTTGTTATCGGTCTCCATGATTTTCATCTGGGAAAATTGACATGGGATGTTGAGGTTGGGGAGGATTACGATCTGGAGATTGCTTCGGCGGTCTACCGTCAGGCGGTTTCTGATACGTTGGGGTTCTTTGGGTCACCTTCAATAAATCGCATTGTGTTGCCGATTGGTAGTGATTTCTTTCATAGCAACAACTTCAAGAGTGAGACAGACTCCGGAACAAAGCTAGACTCAACAGACGACCGGATGTCTAAGGTGTTTGATTGTGGTGTAGCGGCTGTTGTGTCTGCAATTGATGATTGCGTGCAGATTGCTGATGTTCAGGTTGTCTGGATTCCTGGAAACCATGACCGTGAGAGTTCGTGGTACTTGTCTCAGGTGCTGAGGCATCGCTATGAAGGAAATCCATATGTGACTATTGACCACAAGGACACTCCGAGAAAGTACGTTCGGTATGGCGATTCTTTGATTGGGCTGACACACAAACCAAACAAACGATTGCCGCTTACAATGAGTATTGAGGCTGCTAAAGATTGGTCAGAAGTTCATACTAGGGAGTGGCTCGTGGGGCACTACCATACCCGGAGGGAAGAACGCTACATGGCCGCTAATGAAGAACTAGGCGTTGTTCAGCGTACTCTAGCAAGTCTGAGTACCTGTGACTCTTGGCATAACGAGAATATGTTCATTAACAACCTTCGTGCTGCTGAGTCGTTTCTGTACAGTTTTGATACTGGCTATGCTGGATCACGAATTGCGAAAGTGAGGAACGAATGGGGGCTGTTGTAGATTTGTTAGGGAGGCGGTTTGGCAGGCTGCTTGTTGTGGGTAGGGCTGAAAACAATAAGCACAATAAAGCCTGCTGGACATGCCTGTGTGATTGTGGTAGTACTACTGCAGTGGTTGGCGACTATCTTATAAAGGGGGATACGGCATCCTGCGGCTGTTTGTGGAAAGAGCGGGTTACCAAGCACGGTAAGTCTTATTCTCCTGAGTATGAGGTTTGGAAGAATATGATCCGGAGATGCACTAACCCTAACGCACAGGATTATCCCAACTATGGTGGTCGTGGCATAACCGTGTGCGAAGATTGGCTGAAGCTTGAGAACTTTTGCCGAGACATGGGACCTAGGCCAACAAGGTTGCATAGTTTAGAACGATCCGACAACGACAAAGGTTACTGCAAAGAAAACTGTCGATGGGCAACTAAGAAAGAACAGAATAACAACAGGAGAAGTAGTCGTGTATTCACCTACAACGGTAAAACACAGTCCTTGCAGTCCTGGGCTGATGCTCTTGAAATTTCTGTTAGTACTTTGTGGAGTAGGGTTAAGAATGGGTGGGACATCTCCAGAGTTTTGACAGAACCTGTAAGTAACCCAAGAAAGTGAGGTCTTAATGGCAGACAATAAAGAACCTGACGACTATACTGGAACAACTAGTGCCGACGAGCGGCAGAGAGTGGCAGAAATAGTACGAAATGGACTAGCACAATGTTATCGCCGTGAGACTATTATCAGGCAGATTATTGAGTACTGTCCAAGACTCAGTCGTGCAGTTGCGAACGGCTGGATTAGTCGTATTCTCAAAGGCATTGCTAAGTCCGATGCACGCCTGATGACAGATGCGAATATCAACCGTGGTCTGTACATGCTCAGGCTTGAGCAGGCGTACGCACTGGCGGTTGAGCGGGGCGACATCAAACTTGCTCTTGCTGCCGCATCTGCATTGGCTGAGGCACAGGGCATTAAGTCTTCTGGTAATTCTCCTGCTAGTCGCAAACTTGTTCAGAACAATGTAGACAAGTCTACTACAAACATTCTCCATGTAACTCCAGAAGGTTTGGAGGACCTGAATGAACTGTCCGAAGCACAGATCAGACAGGCACTCAATCGTAAAGAAGTCACACCAAAGCAGGCAGAAGCCCTTGTGGCAGCATCAAACGGAGACTACAGCCTACTGGAACAAGCTGAGGAAGAAGAACCAGAAGTAATCGAAGACCCTCAGGCATACGAAGGGGTTGAAGATAGTAGCGTAGGCTATCCTAGTTACATGTACATGGACGATCCACTGGAAGAGGAGGGGTAATGGCGAATCCTGACAGACTCACATTAGAACTCTATCGCAGATCGCCCGATGCATTCCGAGCCGACACGATTGTAGATACCAATCTCAATCGTGCTCGGCTTGGTGACATTATGACACCCGTACAGCAGCAAGACTTCACAGCACGCAATCCAACAATGCTCTGGGTTGCTCAGGTTCCGCTATTCCAGAAGGGTAAGCCTCCGCAGGATAGAGAGCGACCACAGGTCAGGCGGTTCTATAGTCAACGCTCTCGCGGTTACTCGAAGACATCTGACATTGCACTTGACCTGCTGTGGCTGTTGATCTTCAGCAACTACCGTTTAGATGGTCAGATTGCGGCAGAAGATTTTGACCAAGCCGCACTGACTCTCAAGCAGGCTGCTAAGATCATTGATGCTAATCAGTGGATGGGCAACTTTCTTGAAATCCAGAAGAAAGCTATTATCAACCCAGCTACTAAAGGACAGTTCATCTGTCACACCAGCGATGTGGCATCCTCGTTCGGCCAAACACCAGATGTGGTCTTTGCTGATGAGTGGTCACACTGGTCTGATGAGGAGTGGTGGTCGTCTATTTATTCTTCGTTCGGAAAAAAGAACAAGATGATGATTGTGGGCTGCAACGCCTGCAAGACTGATTCATGGCAGATTGAACTCAGAGAAGGGTTCATTAAGGACCCTCTCTGGTACACATCGATTCCCAAAGGTCCTGCACCTTGGTTCAGTGCCGAAGACCTTAACTCACAGAGATTGGCTATTCCTTACCTGGAATATCTGCGGCTGTGGGAGAATGTTGACTCAGCCTCTAGTGGCAAGTTCATTGAGAAGCAGTTTGTAGAGAAGTGTCGAGACGCCACACTGTTCAGACATGACTCAGGATCAGAGCACATTCCAACCTATGTGGTCAGTATTGACTATGCTGAGCGTAACGACCGAACTGCTATCACCGTCGGTCATCTCTACGACGGCACGTTCATCATTGACCGTATGGATGTGATTGATCCGGTGCTTAGAGAGAACGGAACAATCCTTGTTTCTGAAGTGCTAACTATTCTGGATGAGATTGATCGGGAATTTGGTCAGCATTCTGAACTGATCTTTATCTTTGATCGCCACCAGATGGCGCACGCGATTCAGGTGCTGCGTGCAGCAGGTAAGACAGTCGAGGAGTTTGAGTTCAAATCGGGCATCGGCAATCACCAATGTGCCGTTCTGCTTCAGCAATACCTTATGGAAGGTAAAGTGAAGTGGTACCCAGGCTGCGGCGAGATTTACGATGAGAACGGCGATGTCTGGACTCCTCGTGGAGTTGACGATAACCTTGAAACAGAGTTAGAGTCGCTGCTGGTAAAGGGTAACTCTTCTCGTTGGAGATTCGATCATACTAAGTCTGGTCATGATGACCGGTCTTTCACAGTGGCCGCTGCAATTAAGTACATCAACGACAGATTACTGGCAGAGGCTGAAACCGACTACTTTGAAAGTGAGGGATGGGATGTTTAACTACCCGCCGTATAAACGGGGAGCGTTTATGCATGTCAATAAGGACCTGTCTATTGTTCCTTACTGGCTAGAATGCAACGCTGCAGAAAAGGCATACAATCAGGCGAATAGTGCCTATCTTGCAGCAGAGGACCTATACTGCCGATCTCCTAAGGCAGCATGCAGCGAACTGAAAAATAAGTTGCGTGAGCTAGTTACTCTCTCTGCTTCTAGTGTTAAGCCTGTAGATGTTTTTGAGATCGCAGAGAAAAAAGTTGAGCACGCTCTGACCACAGCGAGAGGTAATGTCGCCCTTTCCCAGAAGTATTTGGGGGAGGCTGCCATGGCTGTAGCCCCTATCTTTTTTACCTTTGACGAAGCGGCCTTTGATAAGATGGTTGCTGAGGTCTTTGGTAAAGATGATGCACTTGGAAAGACCCGCACAGAGGCTCTAAAGGCTCGCAATAAGGCTGGCTCAGAGTTCAAGGCTGCCATGCTTAAGTATGCCCCGTGTTTCTCTGATACCTCCTTTTTGACTGGCTGCGAGAAAGGCAGAGAATATCGTAGAGCCTACGAAGAGGCTACACGAGTGGTGTCTACATGGCGAAACAGGGCAAAGCAGTTCGACACCCCAGTTACAATTGAGTGTCTGGCTATCCACACCCTGCCAGAAGACACGAATAAAGTGTGGGCAGAGGCGTATCGTGCCTTAGGTTTCGACTCGCTACAAAAGCGACCTACTTACCGTCCATTTCTGCATAAGGAGTTTGTATAATGGCTGATTCTGTAATTGCTGAGCAGTGGCCTCAAGGACTTGCACTGACAGAAGAGAACATCAACAAGATGGCTCAAAACCATCATTTATATTTCGTAAGTGATTCATACGCTTTACCGATTCTGCCGGACTTAGATGCCGCTAGTTGGACTCAAATAACAGCAGGTACGCAATCGGCACCGGCCATTCTGCGTGAGCAACTACGCGAACTGGCTATCAATGTGCCATCTGCTACTCGTGTATTGAATCTGTATAAGATTTACACGATTGGTGGTGGTGCTACCGTTATGGTTCGACCTAGCGATCCTGAGTTGAAGATTGTCAATCAGGTTACAAAACGTGCGACTAATAAACTCCGTAATCAACTACGCCGAAATAGTCTGCACTTAGGCTTCGGTGAGATGGCTCGTCGTCTGTATCGAGATGGTGAGTTGTTTATCCGACGCATTCATAATGACGACGGTAGCTATGACTACCGCTTTGTCGATCCTGAGAACGTATGTGACCAGGACGGAAACGAGAACGGCGGTATCATTACTGATCCGTACGACACAGTGACTGTTCTTGGATACATCCTGTGCAAACAGAAGTTCGATGAGCAAGGCAATCCGGACGGCTATGAGAAGTATGCTGAAGTCCTACCCGAAGACATGCTGCATATTGCACTCGATGTTGATTCCACAGTAAAGCGTGGCGTGAGTCGCTTGCTTGGTTGCAAGACAGCACTTCAGAGATATCGCTCACTGATTCTCAATGAAGTGACGCTTCGTGAGCGTCAGTCGGCAATCGTGATGGTGCGTAAGGTTGCTGGTGGTTCTGGTGCTGCTCGTAGTGTTCTTGATGCAGCTAAGACTCAGGTCAGTGAGCCTGTCGATGCTTATTCAGGGCAGGAACGCTATCGTGCTGGAACTGTAGCGACCACAACCAAGGGTGTTGAGATCACATTCTCGCATCCCGACAACAACTTTAGCGATGCAGGCCCCCTGTTCTCGCTCCTTGATCGTGAAGTTGCTAAGGTCACTGGCTTCACCTTTGAGCAGATTTCCTGTAACACGACCGAAGGTTCGTTGGCGACTGCGATGGTTGCTGAAGGACCTACCTTCCAGATGATTGCAGAAGAACGGAACTTCCTGACTGCTCGGCTGGAGAAGTACTTCCTGTGGCTCCTGGAAGACTTCGGGCTGAATGATGACTATGTGGTCGATATTGACTATCCGCCAATCGCCACAGTTGATAAACTGAAGGTCGCACAGGCGTGCAACATTGGAGTGATGGCGAAGGCTATGTCCATCAAGGAAATGTCTCGTCAGCTTGGTCTTGATCCTGAACAACAGCGGACAGAGGTTGAGGCAGATTCTGAACTGACGTTCATCAATCCGAACTATGGGAATCAGAATCCCGGTGCTGCTGCCAAGGCTACCAGCAGTCGAGGCAATGCTGCGGCGGGGGGCACAAACCAAAACAGTGTGTCGTTTGGTTCTGCTGATCCAGGAAAACAAGGAACCAGATAGCGGGTGTTCTATGGCAAGAATGGACATGACTTCACAAGTATTCGGAAGGTTGACAGTAATCGCTGTTTCTACTGAAAAAGTAAAACAGAACAAGATATTCTGGGAGTGTTTATGCGAATGTGGTAATGTTGTTGTCATCGATGGCTCCCACCTCCGTACAGGTAACACAAAGAGTTGCGGATGCTTTAAGATTGATAGGCTTAAAGCCGCAAAAACTGTACACGGCATGTGTAATACACCAACTTACTCAAGTTGGGAGCACATGCGGTGCCGCTGCAATAACCCTAATAGCAATTACTTTGCCGATTACGGTGGTCGCGGCATAACAGTCTGTGAGCGGTGGCTGAAGTTCGAGAACTTCTACAAGGACATGGGAGATAGGCCGTCACAAGGCCACACGCTAGGGCGTATTGACAACAACGGACCCTATTCTCCAGAAAATTGTAGGTGGGAAACCGTAAGTCAGCAGCAGAGTAACAGGAGGAATACTCGATTCTTGACTTACAATGGAAAGACGCAAACACTCACCGAATGGTCCTTGGAGATAGGCATCCCTTACGGGACTCTCCGCTCTCGTATCGATCAGTATGGCTGGTCAGTTGAGGAGAGTCTGACGACGCCCTTGATGAGGATTCGCAGGGCCGGTCCTGGCTCAGCCAATACTGGTAAGCAGGGATTTGCCAATCAGTAATCTGACTTGACAGACCTCGGCTGGTCTGTGTATCATTTGCCCTGTACTCAGCGCTCCGCTGGGTGCAGGGCTTTTCTCATTGGAGGACCACATGGCTAACAGCGACTGGCCTCGCATTGCCGATCAAGAGCACATTGAGCATCGCTGGGTGTACTTCGCACCTGTTATTGGTCAGGTGATCGAAGACGACTGGCAGTTCCGTCTTCCATTGAAGACAGCTTTCGCCGAGTGTTATTTTTCGGTCGGTGACATTGTTGGAAAGCACGATCTAGAGTGCATCTGGAGGAAACAAGCGTGAGTTCAAAAGACCAATTCTCAGCAAAGATTCTTGCAGACTCAGTGAATATCTGTGGTAATAGGTTGACCACATGGGAGGTCACTTATCCTCGCATCATTCACTCTGAGATGCTTCGGCACCGCATCATGTCCCGCAATGCTGCTAGTAGCCGAGCAGTTCCTATTGAGCGATTCATTGATGCTGTTGTTGATGCTCCTTTTGTGCCTCTGCACATCGGGGCTGCTCAGGGAGGAATGCAGGCATTCAATGAGGTACAGGGCGATGCTCGTCGTGAAGCGTTAGCAGTGATTGAATTTCACAGTACTGATGCTGTTCATATTGCCGACACCCTGTCTAAGTTGGGCGTACACAAGCAGGTAGCTAACCGGTATCTTGAACCATTCCTGTTCATCACTGAGATTATCAGTACCACATCTTTCAAGCATTTCGAGTTGCTGCGGGACCATCCTATGGCAGAGCCTCATATCCAGCATGTGGCTAGGCTGATGTCCAAGGTTCGATCTGAGAGTATTCCTGAGTTGTTGCAGGTTGGTCAGTGGCATCTACCGTTGGTTTACGAAGAAGACCGACACTTGTCACTAGAAGATCAGAAGAAGGTGTCAGTTGCTAGATGTGCTCGTGTGAGCTACGTTAGGCAGAATGAGATCAAAGACTATACCGATGATTTTGCTCTGTATGAGCGGCTGGTGGGCAGTGATCCCAAGCATGCTAGTCCTACAGAGCATCAGGCTACCCCTTGGGTAAAGAACCTTGGTGTTCTAGGTGATCCTTTATGGGTTCCACTCCAATCAGGCAACTTCCTTGGTTGGAAGCAGCACCGGAAAGAGATCGAAGGCGAGTTCGTACCAGACGAGCCATATATAGGACCAACCCGATGAACCAAACCCAACAAGAGAAGGCCAAGTATGAGCAGGTCTGGTCCCATGACCAGTACCGCAAATTCTCTCCTGGTCTTGCTGCTATCACACAACAACCAATAACACAGCTGCTGGGCTATAGGACCACAGTTCTCGATGTTGGCTGTGGCAGTGGCAAGGCTGCACAGAGGCTGATCGAACTAGGCTACCAAGTATCTGGTTTCGATATTGCAGACAATTGCCTAGATCGGGATACAAAGGAAGCCTTTGGATTCCAGTTCTATCGGGGCTGCATCTGGGAAGACCTTGGTAAAGTTCCGAAACATCATGCAGTGTTTTGCACTGACTTGATGGAACATCTGCCTACAGAGCGTGTACATGCCTCCTTAGCAGCGATGCGAGAAGCATGCACCTACGGAGTGTTTCTAGGGGTTGCCCTATTCAATGACGGCTTTGGCCCAAAACTACTAGGCACACCCTTGCACCTCACTGTTAAGCCTTATCAGTGGTGGTTGGAAGAGATCGCTAAGGCAGGATTGACGGTTACCTACTTCGCAGTGGACACCAGAGGTCCTGGTTGGCTATACTGCTTTGCGACTAAGTAGGGTTCTATTGGAGTTCTCGTGTTTGTTACTCGAATGTCACCTGATACTGAACTCAAAATCTACAACCGCCAGACAGGCGAGTACGTAGGCACAGTTAAGGTATTGAGACCAAAGTGCGATGGCGGCAGGTCACAATTAGGCTTGGATTTCGACAAGAACCTATACGCATTCGATTTCAAGCAGAGAGAACCTGTGGTCACTGTTGTCGATTCAATGTCATTTGGTGACCACAATCCCGACGATGAAGAGTGGAATGTTCCGAAAGAGGCTGGTAACCTCTATGACGATTACTAAGGAGACGTTGTTTTGTACTATATTGGATTTGATTTAAGTATTTCCTCAACAGGTGTGGCAGTTATCGATGAACAAGGCTACTTAATCGAAACTATCGCAATCAAGACTAAGCCGGATGACTACCGTGGACCACAGGGGTTTGCTAATCGCTTGGTATTCATCACTGACATGCTGATGTCCGTATTGCGTGAATACCGGCCAGCTAAACTGGCAATCGAGCAGACCTTAACAGGTACGGCTGGGTACGGTGTCCAGGATAGAGCAAAGTTGATTGGTGTTCTTCAGTATCGAATAATTACTGAAGTTCCTGAGCACAACGATCCGTTGTACGTCTATCCGTCGTCATTGAAGAAGCTGGTCACTGGTAGTGGTAAGGCTGACAAGGCTGAAATGAAGAAGGCTATCGATAGTGTGTTTGGATACGATCTGGGCCTTGAGACAAGCGACGAGTATGACGCGGTGGGTCTTTGTCTGGTACGAGGTGAATGGCTATGAGAATTAAAGCAGAAGAACGACTCGGCAAAGTATTCGGTAACTTAACAGCAATATCTATAGTATCAGTATCGAAGCATTCCAAAGTGCTTTGCAAATGTTCCTGCGGAAACGAGTGTGTAGTTTTCGTTGGGAGTTTAGTGTCTGGTCATACCAGATCGTGTGGGTGCCTTCAGAGACGGATTGAAGACCTTTCTGGTTCCGTGTTTGGTAGGCTTGTTGTCCGAGAATTCGCGTATATAAAGAACAACATCTCATACTGGACCTGTGTGTGCTCTTGTGGTACAGTCAAACCTGTCTGTAGGTCTGCCTTAGTAAGCGGGGCTACTGTATCCTGCGGGTGTTTCAGCAAAGAACTGGCAAAAGCACATATTGTTTCACTTAACACAACACACGGAATGGGGAATACACCGGAGCATCGTTCTTGGTGTTCCATGCTGTGCCGGTGCTTCAATACAAAAGATAAGTCTTGGCCTAGATATGGTGGTCGTGGCATTACTGTTTGCGAGGAGTGGCTGAAATTCGAGAACTTCTATGCAGATATGGGGGATAGGCCTGAAGGAATGAGCCTAGACCGTGTTGACAATGACGGACCTTACTGTAAGGAGAATTGCAGGTGGTCTACCATAGACCAGCAAAACAACAATAGAACAAATTATTGCAGATTTTTGATGTACCGTGGAGAAGTAAGGACAGCGTCTCAATGGGCGAGAGCCATGGGCATATGTTTGGGCACGTTCTGGAACAGGCTCAAACGGGGCTGGTCTATTGAAGATGCGTTAGAGACCCCACCAGGAGTAAAACGTGGACCTCGTATTTGACATCGAGACAGACGCCATTGATGCAAGCATTGTACACTGTATCGCCGTTAGGGATTGTAACTCCGGGGCTGCTGTTTTGTACGGCCCTGATGCGATTCTTGCTGGGTTACAGCACATAAGTGAAGCAGACCGCCTGTTTGCCCACAACGGCCTGTCCTTTGACATCCCAGTACTCAATCGTCTCCTTAACTGGGAGCCTAAAGAGACCACAGAGGTCATTGATACCTTGATCTGGTCTAGGTTCCTATATTCAGACCTAGCTAAGAACGATCTGAAGGCTTACGGAGACGATGAAGAGGCCGAGTTCAAAGCATTGATCGGCAAGCATTCGCTTGAAGCCTGGGGCAAACGCCTTGGGGTTCACAAGGTCGACTTCCAAGGTCCGTGGGAGGTATATACCCAAGAAATGGGTGACTACTGCCTTGCAGACACCGCAACCAACATGGCTATTGTTCGTCACTTCATGGGAATGAACTGTACGAACTTTACTGCATTGAAGATCGAACATGACTTTGCTTGCATCTGTAACAAGATGACTGAGACTGGTGTTTGCTTTGATGTTGAGAAGGCTAAGGCACTGCATGCTTCATTGAAGACCGATCTTGAAAGACTGACCACAGAGATCACTAGCGACATCCCGCCCACTGTGGTCCAGATGAAGACTCCAGAGTACTATCTAGCTACTTGGCCTGATGGTACACAGCAGCAGTTCCCCACGAAAGGTGCTGCAGATGCTGCACGTAAGGTCTTGAAGTATCGTCCTCGTGATTGCTCAATTACTGCTGGTCCAGTTGCTCAGAAGATTATCCCATTCAACCTGAACTCACGTCAACAGGTACGTGAGCTTCTATACCAACGTCATGGGTGGCTGTCCCCTGCTCTGACTGAGACAGGTGAGAAGATGGTCGGTCAGTTATCAGGTGAAGAACTTGCTCGTGACTATGGCAAGCTGTCAGAAGAACTCTTGCGGGAGTGTCCTTTTGAGATTGGTAAGCAGTTAGCTGACTATTATCTGATAACCAAAATCAGCAGCTTCCTGCTCAGTGCGGATGAGGATAAGGGTTGGCTGACGATGTGCGGTGATGGTAGGATTCACGGACGGATTATTACAATTGGGGCAAGTACCTTCCGTTGTACCCACAACAGTCCCAATGTTGCTCAGGTGCCTCATACAGCGGTAGGTAAGGACAAGCAGCCCCTATTCGGGCTACAAGGCCGCTACGGGGCAGATTGCCGCTCTCTGTTCATCGCTAGTCCTGGGTATGTGATGGTCGGTGCTGACCTGAGCGGGATCGAGGCTGTGATGTTGGGGCACTTCCTCTATCCCTACGATTCTGGAGAGTTTGCCAAACTGATCGCAGCAGGAGACATCCACAGTCGGAATGCTCAGGCGATCCGTGACTTCGGGGGGTTTGCTATCAGTCGTGGTGACTCCAAGGGATGCTTCTATGCTTACCTGTATTCTGCGGGTGACATGAAACTGGGCCAGGTGATGATCTCGACCACTCCGGACGCGGCTACCTACTACGCTGATAAGCGGGACTGGTTCCGGAGAAACCCAGGAGCAATTTCTTCCAAGGTGTGGTCAGACGCACTGAAGGCTCGTCGCTTGGCAACAGCAGAGGAAGCGGCACTCATCGACATTGGAGGCAGAGTACGTACATCCTTGGAGCAGGGTATTACGGGTCTGGCTGATCTAGGAACAGCCGTACAGACTGCCGCTAAGCGAGGCTATCTGAACGTCTTTGACAGACGGATTCCTATCAGGAACACGCGAGCAGCCCTCAACGCATTGTTACAAGGCTCAGCAGCCCTGATTAACAAGCAGTGGGTTGTTCTGACGGATCGGCGTTGTCGTGAGCAGGGTGTTGTGTATCGGCCACTAATGACAATTCACGATGAGTACGACGCTGAAATGCTACCGGAGTATGTTGAAGCATACTCTAAAATCTGCCTTCAGTCAATTGGTTTGGCTGGAGAGTACTACAAGATTCGCCTGCCGGTTACCGGTGAGGTTAAGCAAGGGGCCTCGTGGCTTGCAGTCCACGCTTAAATAAGGGGTTTGTGATGGCTGGTGTGTGTGTTAATTTGTTAGGGGAGACGTTCGGGCGTCTCCGAGTTGTGGGCGGTCCGTTTATAGAAGACGGCTGCACTTGGTGGCTATGTGCTTGTGATTGTGGGAATGAGACGAAAGTACGAGGAGGTTCTTTACGATCAGGGGCCACCAAATCTTGCGGGTGCTATGCTAGATCACAAACAGCGATAAGGAGCAAGACGCATGGAATGAGTAAGACTCCTGTATATCATACTTGGAGGTGCATGCTTTCTAGGTGTTACTATAAAAAAGATCGGTGCTATGCGATCTATGGAGGAAGGGGTATCGTTGTATGTGATCGCTGGAGAGAGTCGTTTGAAAACTTTTATGCAGATATGGGAGACAAGCCTTCTAGTAACCACAGTCTAGACAGGATCGATTCAGATGGCAACTACTGTCAAGCCAACTGCCGCTGGGCAACACCGACAGAACAAGCTAACAACCGAAGAAACAGCATTCGTGTGTGTATAGACGGAGTATCTAAGTCTCTTGCCGACTGGGCCGAATTTTATGGGATACGGTTGAATACAATAGACACCCGTATTGCACGCGGGTGGTCTTATGAAGAGGCGGTATGCGGAAGACCACGAAAAAAGCGTGCTTGCCATACTAATCTTTATTTTGTAGATGGTGCCCATCTCAATGTAAAAGACGCAGCAAAAAAGTATGGTATGCCGCAATCAGCGGTGCGTGAAAGATTGAACCGTGGGTGGACGATTGAAGAAGCCCTGACAACACCTATTCAGGCGAAATTTAAGCCAAAAGGTCAACAATGAAACGATTGCTTGTTGCTTGTGAATACTCAGGACGTGTCAGAGAAGCCTTCCGCAAGAAGGGCTGGGATGCTTGGTCCTGTGATTTACTCCCATCAGAGGATGACTCACCATACCACATTGTCGGTGATGTTCTCTCTCTCTTAGACGATGGCTGGGACATGATGATTGCACACCCACCGTGTACTAGGCTTGCTAACAGCGGAGTCAGGTGGCTGAATGAAAGGAATCTGTGGTCAGACTTGGATGAGGCTTGCGAGTTCTACCTAAAGTTCCGCAATGCACCGATTACAAAGAAAGCTATTGAAAATCCCATCATGCACAAGTACGCTAAGGAGCGTATCGGCGAGTTACCCAGGCAGATCGTTCAGCCTTGGTGGTTCGGTGATCCCTACTTCAAGGCTACAGGCTTTGAGTTACACGGTTTGCCTGACCTAATCCCAACCAACAGACTCGTACCGCCAGCGAAAGGAACACCAGAACACAAACTGTGGTCTGCGTGTCACATGGCAAGTCCTGGTAAGGACAGATGGAAAGAACGGTCGAGAACCTACCAAGGCGTAGCAGACGCAATGGCAAATCAGTGGTCATGAAACCCAATGGAGAAGAACTGATGTGGGAATACACTACCTTCGTTACTCACTCACTGGAGACAGCAGCGTCTAATCTCAACTACAGTTATGAAGGTTGGGAACCGGTTCACCTGTCCGATAGACCCGTCCCAGTAAGCCCACCGGACAGGGGGTATGAGTACGGGACAGTGGTCCACGAGTTCACTGTACTGCTAAAGCGGAAAAGACCAGAACCTAAATGAAGAAACCCCACTAGGATCACTCCTAGTGGGGTTCTTTTTTTGTACCTAGCTCAGTCGATTTAACTCACCAGCAATCACACCAAAGTCTTCCTTGACACTATCCAAGGTCATAGGCTTGTCAGGCACTTCATGCCACTTACGCTTACTGACCACTTCTGACCACACATCGCAAGCCAACTTGAATACTTTAGGACTCAGTAAGTTGAGTTCGTGGAGGATAGCCCCCACAGACCTCAGACGGGCGTTACAGAACGCCTGCTGGTCATCCATGCCACGGATACGTTGCACACGCTTGACCTGACAGTGGAACAAACTTCCGATTGCAGCCGCCAAGCAGTCCCAGTGCGATCGCTCTCGACCTTCCAGCGGCATGTCAGATAGGCTTACGCCTGATCGGTAGCAGTAATCCATTAGGAAGATGCACATATCACCGATGGCATCGTCTTCGTCAGCAATAGTCTCTGCTACAAAGAACTCACCGTATTCCTCAACCAGACCCATCAGAGGCACTAGGCACCCTAGTCCTTTCTGGCTGCCGAAATTGGCTACTGACCACTGTCCAACCGCGTTCTTCAAATCTTCCCAGTTATTCATCAGCTTTCTCCTTTTTCCAAGTGAACACAACATTGCCATATTGGTTCAGAACATACTGACCGCAATTGTTGGCTACGGCTGAACACTCATAGTTGCTCCTGGTCCAGATAGAACCAACAAAGGCACCAATAATACAGCCAAGAACGGCACCAAGAAAAAAACCCTCGCCGTCACTCACAGCTCTGTCTCCTCTGGTTTGGTTTCTTGTTCACGGGTAGGTAGATAGCCCTGTGCTCTCTGCCAAGTCAACTCATAACGGTCCACCCAGAGCCGTCCGTTCGCATCAGTGCAGCACTCTTCGAGTGTCTGCCACTTACCTTCACCACGCCACTGCCCTGGACCAGGGACTTTGATCCATCTGGTCATGTTGTCTCCTGAACTTCAATGGGTTCTGCCTGTGTACCTACACACGCGAACTCGGCCATTTTCTTGTCATCGAAAGCGATAGCCGATCCACCAGGATACGGTACAATCCACCACTTTCGAGAAGTCTTTACCGGCTGTGGTCTATATGGACTAGCCAGACTGACCACACCATGCCACTGCTCCCAGCCACGCTCAGTCAGCACCTCTACAAGACCATCGCACATGAATGCCGGTCTGTTGTATAAGTACCTTTCATCTGCAGTGAGTTCCTTCCATATCTCCGTGTCCATTGGAAACTGGGCAATTTCTTGCTCAGACATCCTAACATGAACTTTGGAAATGTTAGGCACATTTTCAATGTACTCACCGCATAGTGGGGAAGCCTTCCTGTGCGACCAGTGTAGCCCGTTCCAGTAAATGTATTCACTAGGAAGAGGCTCACCAGTTCGCAAAGGTCTCCAGCCGAAGCTAGGCGTTTTGTCGATCATAGAAGTCCCGTACATTTCCTGAGATGAAGTGGGTTACTGATGGGCTTTCATAGACCACAGTTGTGCCTGTAGACTTAACTACAGCTTTTGGTCTGAATGACTGCTCTTCATAGTACTCCTTCACCAGTTCCTGCACTCGACGCTTACTGAGAAGACTTTTCTCAGCCAGGTCTTTGGTATCCACTACTCCAGATTTGAGTAGCGATCGAACAAGTTCTCGGGACGTTGGGTCAGACATTGATCTCTCCTTAGAGGACTTCACGGAAGTGGATGGTGCGGATGTAGTCTGGTAAGCGGCTGATCATTCTAGCCTCTTCGCTGGAGTAGAAAATGCACCCCAGCTCCTCTCCTGGGCCGTGTTTCCAAAGGTTGATCCAGATTTCACGAGGAGTCCTTGGTCCGTAGTGTTTAGCTAGAGCCTTCTCCCACACCTCAGTGAAGCGATCGTTTAGCAACTGTGCAAGCGAGCCAACTTCCTGTGGTCCATCAGCATCGAGCAGACGGTCATCGTAGTGCTGTGGTAGGTCTTCTGGGTAGAGTTCCAACTCGTCCTCTGCTAATCGGTCGATTTCGTAGTTGGCAAGCCACTTGCCACTAGCACGGAGACTGCCCGCAGTCTCGTATGGAACTGCCGCACCGAGAGACTTAGCAACGAGCACCGTGTATTTCCGATTCTCATCGCTAAAACCGGCATAAGAGAGGTCATGTGGGTTGATTACATACGCCACTTTACCAACACGGGAATCCGTGAGCACTTTGACCCGGTCCCCCCAGCGAAACTTGCACTGCGGATCGATCCAAGGCGGACGATCTTCGGTGGGTGTTGGGGCCGGGATTTGGAACAACTGCCCAGAGTTGATTTCAGCAGTGTGGACTTTAGCACCTGGGTGCAGCCCTTGTTCCCAGTCCTTGTCTGCGGGCATCTTCCACCGATACACAGCAGGCCTGACATCCCCAACCTTTGGGTGCCAATCAATCCACTCGACTTCATCGGACATGTTGTTCTCCTTATGTTCAGACTGACTACCTATATACCGCCGCCTAAGGTGGAAGGTTCAGTCTTTTTTGGAATATTCCATACGAATTGTCCATTCTCCATCAATCTGGCTGGTATATACCTCACGGAAACCTGCTGCCTGGAATAGCTGCAGACTCAGTGTGTCCTTATCGTTGACGTTGACCATCAGCTTTCCCATAGAATCAGAAGCCCAGCGGCTCGCCAGACCGTCAACGACTTCCTGAAAATACAGGACCAGCTTCTCATGTCCAAGGGAGACATCCACAGTCATGTGGTCAATCATCTTTGAGCGATAGTGGACCACACCTTCTGCATCAGTTTCTACTCCATAGCGGAGTCCAACACAGACTCGATAGTTGCACCACTTCTCGTCAGGCATCGTGCCGTCTGCATTGGCCTCTCCCTCATGATAGTGAACACTCTCATGGATGTCATCAGACCAGCAGTAAACGAACTGTTTACGTGAGCGAGCATACTCCTTCAGGTCCTCTGTGGTCCACACAGAACCTACCAAAGAGATGCCACGTTCCAGTTCCAGATCACTGGCAAGTTTGATAGAGACATTTGAAGATTCAGTCAGTCGAGATGTCATCAGCACTATCTTCTCCTGGTTGTTTGAAATCTGCATTGATATAGGTACGACAGGCCAGACACTTCATTCTGCGTCTGCCGCTATCTTCCCATGTATCATAGATCGTATAGAGCAGAGTTGATCCACAGTGGATACAATCCTGCTTATACGACTTCTGCTCAGGTTTGTGAAGTATCCGCATCAATTTTGCTCGTTAGAGCCTCCCCAATAGGGTGGATCATCATCCTCATCATCATCTCCATTATCATCCCAGGCAGCCCAGAAGTCTTCCTCTGAAATACCTAGTTCTAATTTGTCAACCGCTTCCCGCACTGATCGGATGATTGATCGGATTGCCGCTTCAGCATCCTGCCTATCGGCATCGGGATACTCGGTATCAAGGAGACTATCCAGCCTGATGACAGCATAGTCAAGCAACTCGGCTGTACGCTGTAGAGCATCTTGCGACACCATGTCAAGGATTTGTGCGAACTTGTCTTCTTCACTCATCTGAACCTGCCTGCACTTTCTTCAGTTTTGCGATGGTGTTGTCGTACATGTCACGATCTCGAACAGTCTGCTGAGCAAACTCATCTAGAATTTCAAGAATTACTTCTTGAATATCTACTGGTAAGGCTGGAAAACTCTCAGTGAGAAAGTTCAGAGTATCAGTGATGGACTGCCGATTTCTGCGTGTCTCTAAGGTGTACGCTTGCAGGTACAGCTTCATCAGTTCCGCTTCTTGATTATTCATCTGACTCTCCTTGTGGTTGTGGTAACTGGCAATAGTAGATGGCTTCAGCTTTCTTGCTGACTTCATAGCCACCGTTCCAGTCCATGTCCATGATGAAGAACAGAAAGTCACGGACCAGTTCCGTGTACTTCATGTCCATTTCAGGGATGTTATCTTCGAGACTGTTAATCTCGTTGATTGCTTCTGTGATCTTAGACCAGTTCATTGGGACTCCTTAGCAAGAACAAGAAAAGTACTTCGGTCGCCAGATACACTTCTCCCCAGTCGCATTCTCAATGTGGTCCCACATTTCGTATGGAATTGAGCCGTGAGCATCTCGACCTCTGAAGTATAGATACTCGTCATCGATCCTGTATGCCTCTGGATAGTAGTCCTCGTCAGCCGGTTCGATGTGCTTACCCGTTGCGGCTGCAATGACAATGTCATAGCCAGGGCAGTCTGCCTTTGCACAAAAATCCCGTAGCCAAGCCTCGGATTCTGCCTTGGTAGGTTTCGGCTTCGGTGCTAAGGCTTCATCTGTGAACGCCGGATGCTCCCGTACATGATGCACAGCGGTAACTGTGTTGGGATTCAGGCACACCCAAACAAGGTTGCCTTTACTGGCGTAGTTCATGAATGGATCACTCACCCCGATACAATCTGCTCGATCGCAAGTGACCACAGTGCCGTTATAGACTCGCACCGGCACTCCCGGATCGATAAACTCACCGGCAGGCAATGAGATGACTGCAATGTGCAAAGCATCCCGTAGGTTTGGCTGAGAAGGCTTGTCGCCTAGATTGACACTCTGGGACACGGTTACTCCTGTGGTCTAGTTGGACTGAGTTACAGGGAAGTCCTGTAACTGCATTTCGATGTCGAGGATGCTATCTGGATGGTTGCGGTAAACTGTTAGAGACGTTCCGAAAGTCCCGTCACTGGCTTGAGATAAAATATAAGTACCGTGCTTCCAGAAGATAGTTCCCGGAACACTGTTCACTTGGAAGCACCTGCCATCCGGCAGGTCCTTGATAGTGATCCTTGGCTCTGGCAGAGGGCCTAGGGCACGGACGAATGTGTACCTGTACGCATCCCCTGTCCGGTCTTTAGGGATGCTGCTTTCGACTCGGTACGCATCTTCCCCCTTTCTTTGTCTAACAAGCCATTCAGTATCTCCATATGCGACAATGCATGCAACACCTTCCGGCACATCTGCCAGTGTCTTGTATTGTTTTGGTTGCCGTTTACTGACCACAGGAGTCCAGAATTTCATTGATCGCCTCCTTTGTTGTGTTTAGCTGCCAGGTACGCAAAGTGAAGTACTTCGTACACCTCAACAGCAAGATGTTGCCGGTCAACTGTGTCTTTAGACTGTTTTAGTGCTTCCACTTCGATCAGTTCTGTCAGTTTGATAGCAATCTGTTCTGCTCGTGGATCAAATCGTACTTGTACTGTCAGAACTACCATCAGTTGCCTCCTGTGATATCGGAAATGTCGATGTTCATGTCAGCAGCCGCAGCCTTACAGGCATCCAGAAGAAGTTGAGCAGCTATGACCACCACAGCAACTGCTTCCTTAGTAGTTCTTCCAGACAGCATGCTATTAGCCATCATGAGATACGTGGCATCATTAGCAAGCAGTACTGCCTGCTGTACCAGTGGGGTCTGATAGATCGAGCGATCAACTGTGTTAGACATTACGGTTCCCTGTGAGTGTGTGGTCAGTAGACCACAGAGGTTAGAACTGGTGCTTTGCGGCTATTTAAACAAGATTGAGTCAGCGAATTTACGCAGGCCATTGATTGAGGTGTCAATGATCTCTGCAATATGCGATACTGCATCCTGTTTTGGAGCAGTTGGGGAGAGATTCCCAAGGTCTTCCACATCACTCATAATAGCGTGCAAGTGGAGCATCAATTCGTGCAGCCTTGCAAAGTCAGGCTTATTCTCAATGTAACGGTCAGAAACATCCGGCATCGGAGCACCATTGAACTTCCTGTGGTCAGTACAGGCGACATCACCTGTTCAGTCCAACCACAACACCAATAGACCGCAGACCAGTCCTGATAGTTCCAGCCTTTCTGGACCACTTTCCAGAGATTGTCCAAAATAGTCTATAATCGCATAGGATCGATTTTGAGACCTCCATTTTCCAGGATGACCCATAGGTCAAGTTGGCAATCCAAATGCCTCCTAGGGCCATTCTGTGCGACTACAGAGCATTTTAAAGGCCTGTTTGCAGTACAATTTGATATTGGAAATGCCCATATGGACCACAAGGTAAAATCGGGTCCTATTTGCAGATATGTCGGAATGTTCCGACATATCGATATAGTGTATTAGTGTAGTAATACACCTACTAAGTACACTCTACCTTGCATATATGGACCACAGTGATTACCCATATACCTATCAAATCTAAGTAATAGGAGTAGCTAAATATGAGTAATGGTAAGCCAGGTACTATCTAAGCCAGGTGGTCAGATAAGGTAGGGTTATTGGTGGTGGGTGGTGGTGATAGATGGTGGTGGGTGATGATAGATGATGTATGTGTGATGTTCGGTCCGGCCCTACGGGGGGAGGGGGAAATCAAGCGGAAAGCCGGGTGCAGCAACGATTTACGCTCCCCAGGCGTCACGCATCGTTCCTTGGGAGACGGTATCAGTCAGTTAGTTCGGCCTAGTTCGACCATCGGCAAAGCCAAGATCGGCGAGCGGTTGACCTCATTCCAAGTCGGCGAGCAAGCGAGAATCCAGGCTTCCCGCCATATTGACAGGATAGGTCATCTGCCAAAATGGCAGGGTCGGAATTTCCCCCATACCAGAAACCACTTCCAAGGTAACGGTTTAAGAAAATCGAAAATCCTCCTGGATTTTTCCGATACTGATATTCCTTTCCGCTTCTGTGGTCGATACCTTATTGTAGTTGGTTGTGGTGTTGAGTCGATGGGCGACTCAGCCACTAGCGGCCCCGAAGGGAGTAGACAAATGGACAACGGCAAACGATATTATGTGCTTGATCGATCCGTGCGAGAATTCGCAGGAACGATCCTGGAATGTGACCTACTTCAGAATTGGCGAAACATTCGCGACACGGATGACGCTCCAGTCCAAGAGTGGGTAACGTACGCCGAACTAGGCGATGAACTAACCGACAGTACACACTGCGTTCGTGTAATCCGCACCAGATAATCAGAGGGAACCAGACCATGCTCTGCTGCCTTTGCTTCGGAATCCTGGAAGCCATGCTGGCAATCCTTGCCGCATGTGGTCCGATATGCGCTTGTATCTGTCGATTGTGTCGACGTAAGCCGCACAATCCCAATTCCTGTCCCTGTTCTCACTTGAGAGATTAACTGACTCTCCCTTCACCACTCAAAAGGAACCTCACCATGTGCCAAAAATGCATCACCCTCCCTGTCCCTGTTGAATACCACGAAGAAATCAGGGAATATCAGTTTTCGGACCTGCCAGAAATAACCGATGACGGCATGGAAGAAATCAGCAGCCATCTTGCTCGCTGGTGTGGTCCAATATCGACCACACCGCCTCCCACTGATCTAACTTTGGATAGGGTATTCGGAGATTTAATCGCGAACAGCAATATTCGGTTTTGGGTTGAAAACGGATATATACAGTATCCCCCCGCTGAACCTGATTATTACACACAGGCAATGGGGGGCAATTGGACGTTTGACGGACTGTATGGGGATACCGCCGACAAGCGTAGGGAAAACATCAAAGCAAGAGCGAAAATAGTAGTAAGAAAGGCCGCCGACTTGCACGCATGGCAGAATCCCCGCTTTGATACCGCCACCCTCAATTGGGACGCTATCGGTACGGATATCAAAAATAAGGCGGGATCGATCGGTAAGCGTGTCTCCAAAGAGGTAAAGCGCGTATCCGGCAGTTTTCTCCCCGATACCCTGATTGAATCCCTCAACAATCTTGTCGACCAATACCGATCGACAGACAAAAATCCCCGCATCAGTTTCGATCAGGGATTCGCTGACGGTAAGGCCAGGGACTACTGCAATTCTGGTTCCTGCTGGTGGGAAGGTTATTCTGCCGGTAGGAAAGCATTCGCCGAAAATGGTGGATATGCTGCCCGATTGTGGCAGGACGATAAACCTATTTCCAGGATTTTTATCATTCCTCACACTGTTCAAGGGCACGATTGTCACGTCATTTTCAACGCATACGGGGATTGGAGGCTGAATCAATGGGCCGAAACGCTGGCGAAAATTTGGGGCATGGAGTCGAAGGAAATCAGCCTGAGGAACGTATCGGACAGGATGTATATAAACGGGCATGATGGGTATCTACTATCCCCTGTCTCCCTGTCTGTTTCTCGCGTGACTCTGCAGTGTGAATGCGGGCAAGCATGCCGAAACTGCGGAGGAACATGCAATGAAGAAGAACTCCACTGGTCAGAAAACGGGCATGGTCCGTATTGCTGCGATTGCATCCCCTGGTCAAGTTGCGACCGTTGCGGGGGAGAATGCTGGGAAGGTTCCGACGATATGGTAACCGTTGACGGGAATACATACTGCTGTGAATCTTGTGCCAATCGTTCTGGATACTACCTATGTTACCATTGTGACGAATGGTATTCTGAGGATGACGTAGGCGAAGATTGTTCTGGGTATCTTTGCTGTGACGATTGTTCCACCGGTGAAACATGCCACCATTGCGAAAATCGTATTGCTGGGGGGAGATACGGGGACGATTATGTGACCACACAGGAGGGGAACTGCTTCTGTGACAATTGCCAGTCTGAAGTATCTCAGTGTCCACACTGTGACGAATGGCATGAAACAGGGGAAGATACCTGCCCCAATTGCGAGGATATCCCGTTACCGATTGAAGCGGACGTTGACGCCAGCGGAATTGTGTGCCCTACGTTTATCTCTCCAGATTTCATCTGCCATACTGCCGAACATCCTGGAATCGGTTTCCGGGATTTCTGTGATGGCGCTCCGTTGCAGGTTCGGCCAGTAGAATCTGCTATCGACGAATGGCACAAACCGAATCACGGACGGATTGTCAATTCACCATTGGCAATTCTTGCAATCGATCTTTGCCTGTCCGGATTCTAATCCCCCCTGTTCCCTCCCTTCCCGTCCCTTTTCCCTTAAGGAAAGAGCATGCCCACACTAACCGCACTCTACCGCGATTGTTTCGCTCCCGTGTCTGCATTCATTGCCCGTAGATATCCGATGCTTGATTCTGAAGATATCGCACAATCGGCATTCGTGAAATACTGGAAAAGATTCCCCGATGGGGATTGTGGAGAACGGGAACCCTTCAGGGTTCTCTTGTACCTTGCCAGATTGTGCGCCGTGAATGCTGTCCGCAAGGCCACTCGGTTCAAACGCTCTGAACAATTGCGAAGGGACACAGCAGTAGATGCCGCATGTGGTCCCGCTGCTGTCGATCCAATAAACTTGGATGAGCTGCCTCCCGATTTGCAATCTCTTGCCGGTGATTTACTTGCTGGCAATACTTGTGAATCCCTTTGGGGTAAGTATGGGGGACAATATCGCTGTCGCCAACTGTTCCGCCAACTTCGGGATTGTCTAGTTCGATAGGCTGCAGTCTACTCATTTCCCTACCGTTCCCTGCCCCTCGTGTCCTTGGACATTTGAGGGGCTTTTTTGCTTTACAGATACCCTCCAAAACGTCACCAAATCGCACAGAATGCCCCAGGAAGCCCGCAAACCCCCTTGGACGTACTTTACCATTACCCTGGAATCAGAGGGCTTCTAAAGCGATCCTATCGCGTTAGAGGCGTTTTTGACAATCTTGGAAAAGTTCCCCGAATCGTCTACAGCGATAGGTCGAAAAAGCGATATTAGGGCAGAGTTTGACAATCCGACAACCGACTAGGAATGCAACATGACAGCCAGCGAATTGCAGTCATTGACTCGGGGGGACCGTGTCCAATGGGTCCGCCAAAATCAACAGGTGACCGGAACAGTGACAACACGATCAGGGCGCTATATCTGTATCCATTGGGATGATGGGTACACAGCTAAGACCCCTATACTGTCCGCTGATGATTGGTGGCAGTTTGTCAAAAGAGTGGAAGAGGTTATTAACCCTCCCGCAAAGGTTTGATACCCCCCGTACTATCATTCGGCCCCATCGTCTAATGGTTCCCCAGAGTATCCATACACTCCCGTCTAATTCCCTCCCTCACACTCCCCCGGCTGCCATCACTCTCCCCAAAAGATTCAACCATGAACGCCACAACCAAAATCACCATCTTGATTGCCATCATCGGCTTATCGCCTGCCCTTTGTTGGCTGGCATTCGCCATTCCCTCACTCTATCGTGCGATTGTTCGCCGATAGTCTCCACATCCCTCGTCACAATCGAAAGGTTAGACCATGTCTGCAATCGTCCCCGGAGTTTACCAATTCACTACTTCAGCCGGAATTGTCCAATTCGTCCTCAAGCGAGGACAGCGAGACAAATGGTGTAGTTCCGAATTAGAGGAACACTGGCAATGCAGTGCGATAGCTGATGGGTTAGCTACGCTCAATAAGTTGTATGTGACCACAACCGACAGCAGCTACGACCCACCACTGTGGATCGATGACAACGCTCCGGGCTGGGTAAAAATCAGCCTGGCAGATGGCTACTATGGTTCCCCAGAGTATCCATACACTCCCGTTAACTGACTCACAAGCCTACCTGCCAAGGAGTTGACAATGATCGACCACACAACCCTCGAAACTGCCTACAAGGCCTATTCCAAGTGGGTCACCAGTTACGCCTGTAAATTGTACAGGACTGACCCAGACCGCATGGTGTCCGATACTTGGTCCAGGGTCTGGTTTGCCCGTGAAAGGCTGGACAGGATCGATCCCGGTCTGCTCAAGGTGATAATGATGGGGCTTTTCCGGGACTACTTGCGAGATGCAAGGAATGAGCAGAGACGTTTGGAAAAGTGGTCCCGGACCCCGCATCATGGCAGGGAACCTGCAAAACTCCCTGAAATTGACCCAGACGCACTACCGGAAGGGGATCGGAGTTTGTATCTTCGGTTGCAGGAGTATGCAAACTCCACGATGTCCTTAGAGGACACACGCATCCCACACTCCACTTTGTTCGGGTTCCGCAGACGCATGCGGAAAAGATTCAACAGAACACCACAGGAAACAGAATCATGAGCAAGCACACACCGGGACCGTGGGTCATCTCTGGAGATGAAATCAACACTGCGGATGGACAGACGAAAATCGCCGAAGTAATCGGGGGAGATGGACGACGTTTTCAGGATGAGGAAGACAACACCGAATGTCTTGCCGATGCCCGTCTAATTGCTGCCGCCCCTGACTTGCTGGAAGCATTGGAAGCTGCGATGGAGCTTGGGGCATACCGAGGGGATCGTATGCCACTCAAGGCAGTGAAGCCGATTTTCGTTCGGATGGAAGCGGCAATCAACAAAGCCAAGGGAATCAAACGACACCACATCCCCTAACTCTCGAACAACGCCTAAGTACCAGCCATATCGCGTTGAGCCTGTTCCTTCCCACTCCTAATAAATCTGGTCAGAAAGTTCTACACCAAGGCCAGAAAAAAGCGATACTATGGCAGACACTGACAACCAACAACAAGGTGACAAGATGACCACGACCACGACGGAACACAGGCTTTCCAGGGACATGCTGGAGCGTCTCATCAAGAGATGTACCATGTCGATCGATGATTATGTTGCAGAGTTCACTGCACTCGGAGCGAACATCGCACACACAAAAGACGGTCCGGTAATGCACCTGGATCGGGGTTGTCCAGTCATCGGTGTAGCTCACATGGACCATGTGAAGTTCTGGAGCAAGCCGAAGATCGTCAAAGAGAAGAAAGAAATCTGGTGCCCGCAGCTAGATGACCGGCTGGGTATCTGGGTGCTGCTGGACCTGCTGCCGCACTTTGGAGTGCAGACCGATATCCTGTTGACTGATTCTGAGGAATGTGGTCGCTCTACCGCCAAGGATTTCAACACTGACAAGAAATTCAACTGGATGTACCAGTTTGATCGTCGGGGCACGGATACCGTGCTTTACGGTTACGACTCAGACGAGAATCGAGCACGATTGGAGGCACACGATCTGACCACAGGGTGGGGATCATTCAGTGACATCTGTTCGCTTGAGCATCTCGGTTGCAGTGGCTGGAACGTAGGCACAGGCTATTACAACGAACACTCAGACAACTGCCATGCCAAGCTACAGGAAACGTACTTTCAGGCCTTGAAGTTCGCTCAGTTCTTCAACGAACACAAGGATACACACATCCCTGTCCCCGCTCGACCTAAGCGTAGGTCGTATGGCTACGGAAGCTATTACACCGGCTGGGATGACATCTACACCAGCAAATATGACGATGTCCTCAGTCGTGTTACTGACTCTGTTGCTGAAGCTGAGCGTAACGCTCGGTGGAAGTGTGAAGTATGTCATGACATGAACATGGCTGATTGGTCGTGCTGTCATACCTGCTGGGAAGCCCGTACAGCCACTATCTACGATGACTGGTGTTGTGCGGCCTGTTACGACCTCAACCACTACGATAACGCACGGTGTCACGGCTGTCACACTTCCTATGAAGAGTCAGAGGCAATCTGGGATGAGCAGCAGAAGAAGCAGGAAGGGGGCCATGATGACTGATCCAGTCTATCCAGCAACAATCCACATCTTCCACTCCCGTCGTGATACATACGGCAATGTTTACTGGTCAATGCTGTATGTCGACCACATGACAGGCAAGAGAGTTTACGGCACTGTCAGCGGGGGCAGGTCGAACATCGTACACGCTTTCCCAGACTGCTATCATTGTGATACAGAACTGGGAATCAGAGAATACAACAAGACAACCAAGGACTGGGGTTATGCGGGGTGTACCCGCGATGAACTTCAGACCTATGTTCAGAAAGGTCTGCAATGATCCCTCAGACAATGCCTAAACTGCATCCTGGTGCTCAGTCAATCCTGAGCATGTTGGCCGGATTGACGCAATACTGTGCTGCCTACAAGGCAGAACTCGGTTCTGAAGTCGGCACTGATTACGTGCTAGGTCCTGCAGTACTGGACATCGCCCAAGGACTGCGGGCATTGCTCAATGGACCAACTGGAAGTGCCGAATGCGGTAAGATTGATGCGATGATTCTTTCGCTGCTCCGATCTGCCAACTTCCCCGAAGAATACATCAACTAACCACACCTTCCCAGTTTATGGAGAGTCATCGTGTCCAGTGTTTTCGATGCAAGCCGCTACCACACCGACAAAAGGCCCTACAAGGTTACCGGTGGTACCATCTCTTCAGCAGGTTTACGGCTTGTTGAGGACTATCTGAATTTCATGAATGATTGCACGATCGATCTACGCCAAACGGTTAAGTCCTATGGTGTATGGATCGGAATGCACAAAGCAGATATTGATGCTGCACAGTCCACAACGGCAATCACAAATATTGTTGATCGCGTTCGAGGCAGTTCGCGGTTCTATTCTGGGTTGTGGTTAATGCCCGCTAGCGGGCATTGTTTGGGCCAATACAAAGAGAATGCTAAGGCTTATCTCAATAAGCTGGTGTCATTTTTCGCTGATGTGCTGGAATTCCGCTCTACTGTGAAAGGCATGCCCTATCTGCAAAGCATCGAGCAGTATATCGGGTCTGACTGGCTGGTCACTGGGAAAGGCGACTATGTTGGAACATTCCCGAAGCGGGTTGCTAAGTGGCTGTTCAAACGACACGGAGTGAAGCTCAGTGCTTCACATCTCCAGACTATCGGTAACTTGGTTTCTGACCACGTATCCAAAGACTCTGCGGATATCTACTTGGCGTTCGACCAGGAGTATACGGAAGGCTCTGAGGCCAGGGACTACTGCCATCACGACTCCTGCTGGTGGGGAGAAGGTCGCAAAGGTCTGCGGGAAGGTTTCGTGAAAGAGGGTGGCTGGGCTATTCGGCAGTTTGATGGGTATACACCCACCAGCCGCTGCTGGATCGTCTGGGATAAGGAGCATAGTTGCTATGTCTTGTTCAATGCCTACGGAAAAACGGACTTGGCTAACTTCTCACGCAATCTCTCGACGGCTTGGGGACTGTCGTACTCACAGGCAAGCCTGTATCCGGACAGGGACGAGTACTTCATCAATAGCGATAAGTGCTACGTGATTGCTGACCCTGTAACCGCAGAGAAATTGGCAGGCACAGAACTCTATGTGAGTTGGCACAAGCCTATCAAGCCTCTGATTCAATGTCATTGCTGTTGCGAGCATTTTCCAGAAGATGAGGCAGACACCGCTCGATCTGCTGACGGTATTGTTCAGGTATGTCCTGACTGCCTACCGTCGCACACACATACCTGCAATCGCTGCTACAACAGATTTGTTGATGATGCGATGTCCAGCACCCGTCAGGGGTATTGCATTGCGTGCTCTGATTATGTCAACCCTTGCCGCTGCTGCAACAGTCAGCTTACTGAGCAGACCTATTGCGAATCTTGTGTGCGGGTGTATAATCTGATAGACGTGTATGAGATCGACTGGGAATCCATGACCTATCGATTCATTCCTGCACAGATTCCTCCGCATGTGCTGAACTCTGGTGGTTCAGTAAGTACAGCACCACAAACCACAGTGGTAGGGTGAACTATGCAGCAATACATCCTGATTCCTGAGATACCAGTAATCATCAGGAAGATTGCACCAGATGGTCATCATTGTGCATACTGGGAACAGGGGCATAGTGCGGCGAACAGAGCACGCATCTGGTGCGATCGCCTGACCAATGGGGAAAGTCGTGAAGCTATCTTGACCTGGAGCACACACAACATCTACAACGGACCGTCCATCAACCTCACCTTCAAGGAGAACTCAAATGGCTGATCGTCTTCCACAAATTCCTGCTGCCCAGTTTGTCGCTAAGTGGCAGGAAAAGGGTCCAGATTACTTTGTTGATCTGGGCTACAACCCAGCAGCTACAAATGCACGGGCAAGTAAGCTGCGTAAGGCAGGTGTGCCTCTCAAGAAGTGGCCGGCACCGCCACGCAAACCCCGCTCAGGGCTGGATATCGAAGCCTTGAAAGAAATTGCTGAAAAGGCCCTCAGTGATTCCGCTGAGTCTCTCGATGCTCAAGGAGATTCTGATGTTTGAGTTCTTCTCAGAGGACAAACTCGGTCGCAAGATCAGTCGTCTCATTTCCAAGGCTGAACGTGAAGGCTACGATGACGATCCGGTCTTCGTCGATATGATAGAGAAACTCTATCAGAAGCGTGCAGAGATGTACGCCAGCAGAGGCTACTCTACCCCCATCCCATCATCCGACTTAGGTCAGTAGTCGAAAGGTTCGTCATGCTTACTGTTGCTGTTCCGCTTCTTGTCGCTGCGGCGATCTGTGTGGTCCGTTCTGCACGGACCACAGATGTCAGTGCATCTCTGAATCAGCAGTTTCTGGACGATTTTCAGAAGTTGCTTAACAAGGAGCGGGGCAGCATCAGCCCTCATCCCATGGTGTATCGCTATCTTTGGTGGGACATGCCAGAAAACTACGAGTCAGTTAATCGGCTTGTCGCCAAGGGGTATTGGAGGGAGGGCTTCAACTTCACCAATGGCAAAGACAATATCTGGTTCGATTACAGTCATGCTGTAGGCTGGACTGCATATCGAAAAGACAGCAAGGGCAGGCAGTCATCCTTGTGGCTGCCCGCTAGGTTTCCTCAGCACTTCAGCACCTTCTTGGGTTAAGTCATGCACATAGAGCCTATCATCGTGACGAACGGTTCAATCTCATACAGGGGACTGATTAAACCTAACGGACAGTGGGCATACTTCATGTCTCCGAAGCAATTTGACCGAGTACTATCTGAAGGAGTAGAACGGCTTTCTTCTCATTACTGGGAGTCGTGTGCTCCTGGTGCATCTTGGAAAATCGTACGCCTCAAGAGGATCGAGTAAATGTCAGAACATCGTGTACCTGTCCTGCTGATAGCAAGGAATGGAGTGAGCTACCATGGTTTCAAGTGGGGGGAGCACTACTACGGATATGTGAGCAACCCAGGAAACTTCCGAATTGTCCAATTGACAAGGATTGACTAATGCCCGAGAAAATTCCTGTTGTGCTTAAATTTTCGGGGAGTCAGGGCGATACGCTGTATGGGGCCATGGACCCAGTGTCTAATACAGTCGCTGTTGGCTCTTACCCTGGTGCAATAGAAGACCACCTTGCCAGAGTGTCGTACAGGGTTGTAACCTACACTGCCAACTTCCTGACATCGCTAGGGTGGCGTATTCTGCCCCTAACAAGGATCGACTGATGAACACTGTCATTGCCTACATGCGTGTCTCAACTGACAAGCAAGACTCTATCGATACTCAGCAGGCAGCAATCAAACGCTACTGCGAGTACAACAACCTGACAATCGTTGGGGAGTACGTAGAGTCTCAGTCAGCATCGACCGTTGATAGACCACAGTTGCAGGCAGCACTTGCCAGACTAGGCACGGACTGCTCAGGACTCGTGGTGTACAAGGCTGACCGGCTGAGTAGATCGCTCAAGGACTTACTTACCCTTCTGGACACCTACTTCAAGACACACAAGCTCCATGCTGTGGTCGATAAACTCGACACATCAACAGCAATGGGGACTGCCTTCGCTCAGTTGACTGGTGTGTTTTCTGAACTTGAACGATCAACCTTGATCGAGCGTACAAGGGCAGGACTTAGGCACAGGAAGGAATCAGGCATGACCTACTGCCGTAGGCTGTATGGGTATGCCGGTGCCTCTGGTAAGGAACTGGAAGCAATACCAGCAGAGCAGAGAGTACTGAAGCAGATTCTGGAGAAAAGACGACAGCAGTGGTCTTTCCAGAAGATTGCCGACTGGTTAAACTCTCAGAACATTCCTGCCCCTAACAGCGGCAAGCAGCACAAGGATAAGCCGGTCTCTGGTGACTGGCATAAGGGAACAGTTCACAGGATTTGCGAGAGGGCATTGGTGAGTCAATGAGTACGCTTCCCTGTAGCTCAATCGGTTAGAGCAGCGAACTCATAATTCGTTGACAGAGGTTCGCGAATCCTCTCGGGGAAATGCTGTCCGATGTTCGGATGGTTGCCAGCGGCTTGGTCCGGTAGGGTCTGGCGTGGCAAGGTTTGGTGAGGCTGGCTAAGGTCTGGCCGGGTAAGGGGTCTAACGACCATTCACAGGAGAGATGACAATGCGAAAATTCGACTTCGTTCTCACAGGCTTCATGCCTCTGCTCATGCACGCCGATGATATCGATGGTGCAGATGAATTGGAGGCATGGCGGAAGAATCCAAGAAACAAGAACATCAGTAAGGCTGGTGATGATCGCTCACCAGCATGGACATGGCAGACCTACCTATACCACCACAAGGGGTGTGTGGTCATGCCCAGCGAAAACATCATGGCAGCCCTGCGAACAGCCGGTGCCCAGCTGATTCTCAAGAAGCAGAAGACCTTCAAGGAAGTGTCTCAAAGCGGTCTGCTGATTGAGGGTGAGTGCTGCAATTTCTACAACGCCGGAAAGGCTGTCAGCTACGACCAGATTCAAGCCTTCCGAGATGAGCCTTGGCAGACCCACATCCAGAAGGTTGAGTCGATGGGCTTCACGTTGTTCAAGAAGCGTGCTCGGGTGGGGACATCAAAGCACATCCGGGTGCGGCCTAAGTTCGATTCGTGGTCAGTCACCGGTACGATCATGGTGTTGAAGGAAGAAATCACACAGCCAATTCTGGAGCAGTTGTTCCAGTTGGCCGGTCGTGCTGGTCTGTGCGATTGGCGACCTGGTTGTAAGACACCAGGACCATACGGACAATTTGAGGCATCGCTGACCGAAGTCAAATAGTGTTGCGGTAAGGTCAGGCTTGGCTTGGCACGGCGAGGCGCGGTGCGGCGAGGTTTGGTCCGGCAAGGGAGCGTAAGCTCATTTCACACAAGGAGACAGCATGTTCAAACACGATCCAGAGATTGCTGCCAAGGTAGAAAGCCTCTACCAAATGGCAAGAGGAATGCAGAGAGGGGATACCCTCCTGTGGTCACAGATCGAATCACATCTCCAGATGACTCGCAATGAGCCACGGATGCGGTACATTGTTGCAAAGTGGCGGAAACGCCTGCTGACACAGGACAAGATTGAAACATGGAAAGAGCCTAATGTTGGAATCAGGCTCTTGCACGATGGTGAGTGTATCAGTGTTGTTGCTGTCAAACGCAACAAGTTCGCTTCACGACATCATACCAAGATTCTTAAGGCAATGGGTGTTGCCCGCAATGAGCAACTCAGCGACAATGAGCGGTTGATGAAGATTGCCATTACTGACCACAGCAGGGAGGCAAGGTCTTCTGCCCGTCGTGCTGCCAAGGCCGGGAATGTTTCTTCTGACCGTCAGAAACTGCTTGCTATCATCCAACAGGACCGGCCATGTTCACAGTAATCATCGATTTCGGCAGGTCTAAACAGGAAGTCACTGTTCAGACTTACAAAGATGCTCTGGATAGGGCAAAGTTCGAGCGTGAACGATATCCAGAAGCAACTGTGTCCATTGAACCTGCGTTTTGAGGAGAAACTCCCATGAAGATTCTTGCCCAGATTGACCATGCCGGTGAAATCTACTGGCTACTTGTCAGCGCTTTTGGCTGCCTGCAGGTCATTGAGTTTTCTGTGGACACCATCTATGTCAGGTCAATGGACTACATGGAAAAGTGCGAGCCAGAAGTGCTCTTTGATCTGACCAGCAAACTGTAGCTGTAACGCTCTAGGATCGCTTCTGTGACCTCCGGATTATCTGGACATACTTTGGGTCATGTTGACCCATTCCAGGGCTTCCTGAGCGATGCTAGGGGCCTTAAAACGCATTTTGGAAGGTGTTTTCTGGTCATTTCTAGGTGTCACTGTCTGACCACAGAGAAATCAATGCATTCTGCCGAATACTGCTGTCATGTTGGCGGTAGTATTCTGACCACACGACACAGAGAAAGGTGAATGATGGCTCAAATTGGAGTCCCGCGAAAGTACGAGGACGGGCAGTGGCGTCATCCGTGGGTTCCGGCGGTGGGGGACACCAGGCCGGAGGGGATGGAGATGCTTTGCAAAGTGTCTGGTGGTGGATTCACATGGGAAGCCGTGCCCGTACTCGCACCTATCAGCAGGGAGCGTGTCTACCGCATCCCCGCCGACTACATCCCGCCCGATGGCTGGAGGTGCCTGGAGTGGGACGAGGTTGTGCAGGATGGAGATCGATGGACTCACAACGCCGGAGGCCATGCAATCAAACGCGGTGAGCGTTTACATAACACCAGATTCGGAGCCAAGGCATCGGAGGCGATTAATGGTCTGAAGGGAGGAGGCTACATCATCCGGAAGGAAGTGCCATGCAAGAGCGATGCGAGCGATGTCCCAAGTGCGAAGGGAGTGGCGAGTACGTCAGTCAGTATGGAAGTAGACAAGGATGCAAACTGCGATGCAGATGCAAAGCCGGTCGCGTGGCAGTTCCGGAAAGAGCCGATTCCGGTGGAAACGGAACTGGTAGTTCTGAGAGTCGGTGCGGAGATTCAAGCAGGCGATGAATTCTGGAACGGATCACGCTGGCGTCATGTTGACTCGCTCGATCATGGACAGTCAGTAGGCGTGAAGTGCCCAGTCTGCCGCCCGCGTCCGATTCCCCAGACGTGGACGATCGACACGATTCCGGATGGGCGGTGCTTTGAGTGTTGTGGTTACACCGGCGTGTTTTGGAAAGACCTGTCTGGCTGTTTCTGGCGACTCGACGCGGCGCAGGTTTCAAAGGGCTGGCACCCGTCAAAGCAGATCACACCAGTAGACATCGTGGCCGAACTGGGAGAAGTGAAGTGAACAGCAAGGAACTGATTGCGGCTGCGAAAAGGGCTATGAACTATGACGACATTGATGATTCTGTGGTGGACTCTCTTGCCCGCTGCATCCTCGCCACAGTTGCGAAGATTCATAGAACCAATTTTTGTCATAGAACCGAATTTTGGATGACCTGCGAGCAGCGACGCCGCAAGATGATCCGGGAGAAAAGATGATGATCGAAAAAGGCGAGTGTATTGTTCTCGTTTGCATTGTTGGGTTAGCAGCTTTCAGTGCTGGACTGGGCGTTGCTATCTGGGGAAATCATCTAGAAGCTGTTGATGCGGGCGTTGCAGAGTGGCGAGTAAATCCCAAGACGGGAAGTTGTGAGTTTGTCTGGCTGCCGTGCAAAGAGGGTGATACCGCTGACTTTCGCTAAAAGGGAAAGACTGTAAACGCAAAAACACCCCACTTACCAATTACGGTAAGTGGGGTGTTCGCATTTAATCCAGCAAGAACTGCGGTGGTCTATTGGAGTCTAGATCGTAGTACCTAACAGGCGGTTTATTGCCTGCGTTGTACCACTGCTTGATTGTCTCACCATCAACTAGACCACCTCTGCGACAGGCAGTAACGTACTCAGTAGGAACCTTCAACTCAGAAGCTGCAAAGTGGTCCTGCCTCTCTTTGCCCCTGACGACCACATAGTTGTGCTTATGCCAGTAGGTGTTTGAAGGGATGTAACCCTTACGAGTGTCTCTGGTTTTCAGCACATGGGCATTGGAAGGCCTCTCTCCTACGTCTTCCAAGAACTTACCGAAGGACTTCCTCCAGGGTGGATGTGTATCATCGAACTCAAGGATACCCTCCCAGACTCGGTACTCTTTAGGATGTGTGGTCCTGTTAGCCACAGCAGCAAAGAGCCTGAAGTCGTCTTCTAGGATTCGATAATCCTGTCTAGCCGGAACATGAGTGAGGTCCAGCGGCTCCGCAGAAAAGACAGGCCAAGGATAGTACCTAGCCGCGTGGTCAGGGTGGTAATTGCAGTGCCGACAAGACCACGGTAGTTCTCGCATCCTGAAATGTTTGAACTTACCGAGTATGGTTGCCTTGTAGAAGTTAAAATTCACTCTAACATAGCGACCACACTTACACCGCATAAGCCATCCGATCGCTCTATTGGTGCGATTAACTATCACAGCAACAAAGGACATCATGCCGATCTGGAAGTCTTCTGGATGTGCCTGAGCATCGTTGCTGAGCGTCGTGCCTTCTGTATACGACCTGTTTGGCTCAGACCACTGACCATCTATCAGTTCAAGTAGACCACCATCTGCAATCGACGGCATCAGGCATATTCCTCAACAAAGCAATCCAGCGTCAAGGTACACCGCTGATAGTTTTCTCCGATCTGACCGGTGTCCTGGGTCCTGATCTTTCTAACAGTCAGACGACCAATCTCAGTGTCACCTGCAAGGTTCATCAGAGCCAAGGACAGCCTGTCAAAGACTGAGTAGATTTGAGAAGCCAGTGTTTGATGCTCATAGAGTTTATCCTGACCACGAGCATATGCCTGACCGATCAAGGTACAATCGAACGTAGGCGGATTAGAGCCGATATTCTGATTGAGGCTTGATAGCCATACCTGTGCCCATGCTGACTTATCATCATCTTGAGGATCGAACTTGGATGGATCGCTCAGAACAGCATCATCAGGCATCTGATCGAGCAGATACTGAAGAACATTGTTCGATACGATCTCAGCAGTAATGTCAGGCATTCTTAATCCCTTCCTCAAATCTAAGAGCAGCTACCAGTCCAGTCATTCCAAATTTCTTGGACATGGTAGGTATACTCTCGATATAGGCCAATCTTCCGTCCACAAGTTTGAACGCAGTCCTCACAGCACGCTGATCGTCAACAGCGGAACACCACTCAGCCCTGACTCTAGCACGGTCTGCTTCTGCTACAGCATTTAGCCAACCTAGGCCAAAAGCATCCTGCTCTGATAACCCCGTCTCATGTACAAACTGTCGATTAACCCAGTTCACGTTCCCCACTGCGTCTGCCCGAAAGAAGGCATACGGAATAAGGTTAGACGACACTCGATTAACAGCGATGAGGTAATCCACAGCATCATAGATCGCCTCAACGCGATCTTTGAGACTGGAGCCCCCATTAGTTTCAAACTGGCTGGCTAAGGAGGAGAGGATCGTAAAGGCTCTCCATCCTCTCACACAGAGACTGAAAAACCAAGTTACAGCCGGAATCAGTAAAGTAGTTAGAATTGTAACTGCAGTTGTCGTATCAAGGGACATTTGGTGTTATGGTCCAGTGGGGTGAATCGGATTATTTAGGACGCTGAGCAATGCGATCATCAGGTATTCGACACCTGCAATCACCATCACAACAACGACCACAGCGGGAGTACCGACACTCGTCAACGATGTCGGATGCCCCACATTCAGGGCAACGAGAGGGTTTAAGGCTACAGTCTGTTCTCATGTGTTCCTCTTGGAGGGTTGTGTGAGGGCACGCTCGATTTCCCAGCCGCTATCGAGTCTACTTCGTAGTGTGTTATAAGAGATGCCAAGAGCCTCTGACCACTGTTTAATTGTCCGCACTTGACCATCAAACGCAACAAATCGACTGGTCCTCTTGTTGTTATTCTGCTCTTCGCTTGTTGCCCAACGACAGTTCTCTCTGCAATAGCTGCCGTTTACATCGATTCTATCTAGTGTATGGTCAGACGATGGCTTATCTCCCATGTCCTTGTAGAAGTTCTCGAAAGAGAGCCACTCTTCGCAGACAACAATACCACGACCACCATAGTTTTTATAGCGATCTCTATTACTATTGGTGCATCGTTGGATCATCGAGTTCCACACCCCGTATATCGGAGTCCCCGCTTTGCCGTGCTTTGTGCTGGAGCAACCGCATGACACAGTGCCACCGGTTTTTAGACTGGTCCCGCTGACAGAGACAACAGAGCCACAAGAACAGGAGCACCTCCAAAAAGCACGACCGTTTTTCCCTGAGTGTGAAAAACCGACAACAGACAGTCGACCGAAGCACCTACCAGTCAGGTCGTCGATAAACAACCTCTTACGGGGCGATGCTTTAAGACACCCACAAGACTTTGTACTGCCTCGTTTTAGACAGTTGCCTGCAACAACCACGGATTTACCACAGGAGCAGAGACACTCCCAACAAGAATGCCTATCCGGTCTTTTATGAGAAAAGCCGACAACAACTAGCCGAGTAAAGACCTTGCCGGTCAGATCATAACGAGGCATTGTGTTCCCCGTATGTGAGTTTTTCGGTTTCATCCTTGTATCTCTGTGCGTCCATGTACAGGCCCGACCAGACTTGCTGCCAGAGTTCCTCACGTAGACTACCTACGACAAGTCGAAGACGGGCAAGCTCATCTTCAAGACGATTCACATTGATTACAGACTCAACACTGCTGCTTGTCATAGTTGCTCCTGAATTAAGACCTACTTCTCGATCGAAGAATCTACAAACCGCTTAACAGCTAAGTGGCCTGTAAAGACACCAACACTCCCTTGACTCACTGTAGGAAAGCCAACAACAATCCCTACTAGATCGCCCTGAGCATCTAGTACAGCCCCGCCAGACATCCCTGGTGCAACGCTTTCAGGGACGCGATGGAAGGCGTCCAGGGACTCTGATCCCTCATCTGTCCAGAGCGAGGCTGCGGGCAGTGTGGTCAGTTTGTCGCAAGCCTTGTACCCAACTACACGCAGCACATCATCCTTTTTAGGGGCAGTCTGTGATACACAAACCAATTGCAGGTCAGCCGAAGAAGAGAAAGTAAGCAGACTGATGTCTGAGTACTTACTTACATACTTCAACCGACAGGGCTTCCACTTACCATCGGCCTGAATTTCAAGGTAATGATCGGCTGGATAGCTGTTCCACTGCTTTTCCGTCTTGGTGAGTTGTGTGGAACCTTGAGTGACCACATGGGCTGCACTAAGTGCTGTGTAGTCTGTGTTACCGTTCGGTGTGGCTTTGGCACCTACAAGCACGCAGGACCCGCAAGAGATTTGCACTGGTGTGCATGGTATTCCTTTGGGGCAGCGTCCTTGCTGCATCACGCGAACCTTCAGTACAGGACCGACCTGTTCGGAGAACTCTTCGATCTTGTCCTGAGCAAAACACTGACCACATAAGGCCAGCAAGATTAGCAGATGCTTAATCATTTCACCACCCTAATCCCCGGAATGACATAGAAAGCGTGATTGTTGAAGGTCTGAGCAAAGTGATCCCAGACCAACCATGTCCGTCCTTGATTACCCCAACTTATTCCCCAACTGTTCGTCATCTGAAAGACTTCCGTGCCTTTCGAGATACGCATGTCAGAAATCAGGACCGCATGATTACCAGGTCCGTTAGCTAAAGGCATGATGCCTGTGCCACGGAAGTTAATCACTCGGCTATCCGCATGGATAGCGGCAATCCCCATCCAACCAGCAGCGATAGCAGACCGCCATGCCTGCTTAGTCTTGCACCGATATGCCTGCAGTCCCTTAGTTTTAGCAGCCTCTGCATCAGCAACCTTGGTATTGTACTGACTGCGGAAGATATAGTTGTAAGGCACTGTGGTCCGTGATGGAGCACCGTACTTACCAACAGCAACTAGACCGTCCTCAAGTTGAGAACCGTTATCTCGGTTGTCGTTTGTAAGTGAGTACACATATGCCCCGCTTAAAACTAAACCATCAGCAACCCCTGTAAGGCATCTTGTCGCAGTCAGTGCGTTTGCCGCAGCCCAGCCCCCGCAACTACTAAAGGAACCTTGATTATTCCCGTAGGCAGCAAACGGAAGGAGTTTGGTAATATCCCGACGATTCGGATTAGAGATAAGCATGTGTATCTCATTATCGTCATAGATCGGATACTCCGGGTTACCCTCAAGGGGTGGGAAAGCGGACACGAAGTTCGGTGGGAGTGTCAAAGACCCCGGTCGAATAATCTGACCAGTGTCTTCCATCCTGAATTCTTCAAACACAGTTCCTCCTTACCCGTTCAACAACAGGCTCAGTTAGCGTTCGGTAATCAGACCAACCTCTGCAAAGACGTGCCCGAAGTGTTCCAACCTTTACACCAAGTTCGTCAGCCCACTCTGCTGTTGTTCTAGTCACACCATTAAGTGTAAGTAGCCTATTCGAAGAAATGTTGTTAGACTGCTCTTTCCGCGTCTCCCATCTGCAATTCTCTTTGCAGTAGCCAGAGGTGCCGTCTCTTCGACCAATTGAGTGGTCCTTAGAAGGCCTGTCGCCCATATCACGGTAGAAGTTCTCAAACTTCAACCAGTCTTCACAGACAGTGATACCAGCACCACCATACCGGCTGTAACTACCGTGCTTCGGATTAAAGCACCGGTAAAGCATACTCTGCCAACTACAATATGTCAAGGTAGAGCACATGCCGTGTTTGGTTCTGGTGTCTAGTGCAAGGCATCCGCAGGATCGTGTATGGCCTTTAAGAAGCGACACTGAGCGAACAACACACAGGGCACCGCAAGAGCAGACGCACTCCCATTTAGCCCCATAACCAGGAACCGCAGACACCACACTCAACCTGCCAAAACACATACCAGACAGGTCTTTCTTGGCACCCATACTAACCCCCTGTATGTTTCTTGACCACAGAAATCAAAGCCTCTGTGGTTAACGGGAGTGGCTGAGCCTTAATGAATTTCATAGATGCTTTCTCATACAGGAGCAGAGATGGAATCTCTGTACCTGCACCGTCCGCCTTAACCTTCTTAGCCAGGTCAGTATCATCTAAAGCATTCACGAAACGCCACTCACTGCCGTCGCTCTTAAAGCTATCCCATACATCCGTAGCAGTCAGGATAGATGCAGCAGATGCTGAGATATTCTTGTCATACAGGACGAACAGGGATACAGGACCTTTGACCGGTGCCGGTTTGTTATCATCAACAACCGGAGGCGGCTGTGGTCCTTGGTTACAAGTGATTCGCAGAGTAACCTGCTTCTGCTGTTCAAAGTCAGTCAGTGCGAAGTCAATCCACTGACCGTCTTCAAGGTAACCAAAATACTCTGTACCATCTGTACTAGCCAGGAGATGCACAGGACCATTCTTTGATGCCTGCCAAGCTACCTTGCCCTTGGCGTTCTTAGGACTTACCCGAAACATCTGCCCTGCTTCTACTGACCCAGTAATGGGCTTACCCTGCTCATCAGTAACACTGATTGCAAGTTCGCCAGTACCCTTATCTGGAGCTACAGGCACAGGTGAAACTGGCTTAGTCTCGTCTTTAACGACCACAGCAGGCGATGGCTTACTCTCATCCTTGGGCTTAGGCAGCAACTTAGGCAGTACTGTTTCAAGGGTCTTGGCAAATAGGTTAGCCATTTCCTCTTGAGTGATCGGTGCTGGCGTAGTCGATCCGTCAGGAGCAACAACATCCGGCTTGTTGATTACCGAGTTGAGGTCTTTTGCCAAGTTGGAATTGAACAACCCAACAAGAGCAACAATGACCACAACAGGCCACTTCATTGCTTGAATCTTGGTCCACCAGTCGGCTGGACCGCTTGCAGGCTTAGGAGCCTCTTGAGTCATAATGTCCTCAGGGTTAGATGTGGAGTTTGACGAAACTCGTGACAGCATCGTCATCTTGTTCCAAAGATTCATCGATCACCGAATTGGCTAGTGCTTCTGCTTGGTCACGAGACAGGGACCGATCTTCACGCATGATCCGAGCTGTCATTCGACGACGCAGACGACGTGGTTGACGTTCGTTCTGGTCAGCAACGGATGCACGAACCTGACCAGGATCAGGCTGGTCATCACCGGTAAAGCACTTAATCAGGATAGGAAGGACCAACTGTACAATTTTGAGCACTGTGACAGTATCAAGTCCAACCTTGCCATCAGCTACTGCACGAGCAGCTACCCGCTGCTCCACCGACGGCTTAACGACACTATCACTCTCGATTGAAAAGTCTTCAGTTTCCACTTACATCTCCTTTGTTGTTAATGAACTTTCTTCGCAGGATTTCGGCCCCCATAGTTGCTGCTGCAACTACAAACACTGTCCGATCACCAAAATCCATTTGTGCTACATGCTGAAGAATAAATACTCCAGCCTGTGCTGCCAACACAGTCAGCCCCACCCGCAACGAGCGGAGCACATCTGTGTTATTGAGTTCTCCAGCGGTAGAACCGCTAGGCGTTGAGGACATCATTTGCTTGATTGTGGTCATTGTTTACCCCACTAAGGTCTGACGCTCTGGAACGAACTTAACAGGAACCTGCTGGTTCAAAATACCCCTATTCCGGTTCTTTAAGCAGATCAGATTGTAAACATCCTTGCTGTAGTTGTCGGGATCGACCTGACTAGGCCAAACACAAGCAACAATCACATCAGCCGACTGCTCAATCATCCCTGACGTTCTTAGATCGCCCATCTGAGGTATCACTACACCACGAATTCGTGGGTCTTGTCTCCGAAGTTGGGCCAGAACAACAAGAGCAACATCGAGTTCTTTTGCCAACTGAGCTAGAACCTTGATAGACTCACTGACACGGTCAAAGTCCGAACCTTTCCCAAGGATAAGCTCGATATAATCAACTGCAATCAGTGTAGCACCTTTCTCAGCGTAGTGCCGAATCTCACGGACCACATCAGTTAGCGTCTGGTTGCCACCGCGACTGAAGTAGATTGGTGCTTTGCTTGCGATGTCTGCATCAGCGATCTCGTGAAGTTGTTTAGCAACATCTGGGTTTCTCCACTCAGTTTTTGGGATGTCTGTGAGACGCTGCAGATGGCGGACCATTATTTGTGATTCCGTCATCTCCAGACTGATGAAGGCACATGTCGTACCCTGCTTAGCTGCAGAGTCGAGTACATGCCATGCAGTCATCGTCTTACCCTGACTAGGACGACCAGCAACAACAACCAACTCACCACGATCAAGACCACCACCTAATGATGCATTCAATCCAGCGATACCGGTGGTAATCAATCTGTCCTCTCCACTGACCACAGATTCAATAGCTGAGTGCAGAAGTACTCCCAATCGATCGCTGGTGACTGCGTCCTTGCGTCCCTGAGGTTTCAGATTGCCGTAAGCATAGCGAACAGTATCTGAAATCCATTGTGGTCTAGTCAGACCCTTCTCATAAGAGTTCTGAGCACACCAGTACCGCAAAGCTGCTTCCACTTCTGGAGTGGGCACATAGTTCCGGATCATCTCAGTGCATAGAGCAAAGCAGATGTCTGATCGACTTCTCTGACCTGACATCCCCGACACATCACCCATCCACCGCTTCAGCAGTAGCTCACCTTCAGGTGCCTCCATGAGAGCAAGCACACGAGCAGGCATCCCTGTCGTCTCATAGGCTCCTACATCACCCATAGAGCGTTCAGACTGCTCGGCTGTATCCCACCAACACTTAGCTTCCAGTTGAGCCTTGGTGACCTTCTGGATGCCTTTCATGAAGGCAATAGGCTCTGCTTCAGTCAAGTCTGGATTCAAGAACACAGACTTGCCAGCCAAAGGATAACGAATCAAGTTACCCAAGGGCTTCTCTGTGGTCAACTTCGCCTGACGGGGATAGATTTCAATGGCTTCAAGTTCAAAGTCATTGACTGCCCCTGTTGCAAAGATGCGGGCTTCCGTGCCATCAATCGGTTCATCGAAGAAGACCCAGACATGCACTCCAGTACCTGACCAGGATCGTTCAAGATAAGAAGGAAAGCCAGACTCTAGCAAGAACTGCTGAAACTTCTGGCCTTCCTGGATCGCCTCGGGTCTGTTCGACCCGTGGTTGTCAACATCGATCGCTATGCAATTGACCTTGGACTGTTCGGTCAACAAATAGAAGCCACAGCAGTTCCCATTTGTGTGCCTTTCGATGAACTTGTCAACAGGTACAGGACCATTGAGTTTAAGAGGTCTGAATGTCTGGCCTGCTGGCTGGTATGCAATATGGTTGTGACGGCCACGAAAGGTACTCAGAAGTAGTTCTGCAACTTCAACCGTCAACATCAGCATCCTCTTTGTACTTATCCATCACATCAAGAGACTTCTTACCCTCAGACGCAAGTGTGGTCTTCAGGTACTTCACTATTCGCTTTACCAGAGCATCATCACTCTCCCCGCACTGCACATCTAGGCAGACAATAAAGTCCCTGAAATGCAGTCCGATAGAGTGGTGATTAGTCGTAGCGTTTAGTTTCGTTTTGTCATTGTAGTCTTTTGGCATTACTGCACTCCTGTGTAGTCAGCAGCACAGAAACCAGCAGACTGGAAAGCTGCCACAGCTTCTTCTCGACCAACATCGTAACCACGACTAAGCAGGTCATCATTAACCCGCTTCCACTCAGCAAACCTGTCTGGAGACAGCAATATCAGATTCAGCTTACCAAAGCGACAGGACTTATCGGACTCGCTGTGGTCCCACAGGGTATCTTCATCGATCCCATCAAGGCAGACAACAAGGTCAATATCAGAGTTCTTATGAGGAACTCCGTAGGCATAGCTGCCGGTGATGAATGCGTTCATGCTGCTCCTATAGGTTAGAACTCACAGGCCCCTCAGGCTGGATTTGAACCAACAAGTTACTCTCAGATTATTGACCGGTCTGATCTGATTTCACGGCAGTTTGTATCCTGCTGCGTTTACCGTTTCGCCACTGGGGGAGGCACGTCCAACGTGGCCGGAATTGCACCGACTAACAGGCCCCAAGTTGCATTTACTAACCCTGGTATGCACACCCATGTGTCACTGTCCACACCGCACGTTGGAAGATAAGAACGGGCAGGGCCTATCATTGAACACAAAGGACCAATGAGGAAGGGGTCACTGCCCTAGACCAACCTAGTCCCGCCAATCGCCGCGGGGATCGAGTTGACCTTCTGTGCCAAAGAAGTCCTCTCCCAGCAAAGAATCCAACGCGACCTGCATGACTTCTGCCGCTTCTTTTTTCTGAGCATACTCAATAGTATCGAGATAGTCAGCAAACTTACGCAGAACCTTGACAACATTTCGACCAGTGCATTTAGGCTGGGACATACTAGACCTACGATAGAACAAAGAAAGAAAGAAACCGACACGGCACGTCGTGAGCGTGCGGATGCTTGGCAACACCCAGACCACATCTGTCTCGTGTCAGTCTGTCCCGAAGGACAGTACCGCCTTAGAAGTCCGCGACTGGCTCAGGAGCAGGAGCAGTCGCCTTGGGCTTCAGGCCAAACATAGCCCGCAACTTGAGTTTGTCAGTCTCAGTTGCAGGTTTCGCAATTGGATTGCGATTGCTGCGGGGAGTGGAGATATTGAAGCGATCAAACTCCTCTCCCTTGTCATTAGTACTGACTCCGCAGTAAACCGGAACAACCTTACCAATCAGTGTCCCGGTCTCAACTGCAGTCAGCCAGTCGTCTGAATCGAGGACAGCAAGCTGATCCACGACCACACCGGCTTCAAGAGACTTCTGAGACAGACTCATGAAGATGTCTACCACAGAACTACCGTCAACGGTGATCTTGACACCTTGTGGGTCGGTACGCTCCAGAAGCTGTACACTCAGGTTCAAACACGGATTGTCATTCTTCGTGTTACCCAAGTCAGCAGCCAAGATACGTGCAGTATATGCACCATTTTGATACTTACGAGCCATTACTTCGATTCTCCCTTGGAAGTGTTAGAAGCCTTTGCTTGAGCCACAGCGGCTGAGAAGAAAGCGAATGCTTCTTTAGCGGACTTACCCATTGAGATGGGTTCTGGGGGCAGTCCCCAGCGATTCTTTGCGGTTGCATTTGGTGACGGGTGGAAAACAATCTCTCGAATGTCTTCACTGAGTGCTCGGTTGCCCTTATCGGACTTCACCACAACAGGACGCTGTCGCATCCAACCGATACACCCAACATCACGATGCAGAACCTTGAGCAACTCTGTGTGAAGATCAAGATCGATTCGATGGAACTCTTCACCGATTTCACCAGCAGGGTTCTTGTCCTTAACGAGTGCTGAATGTCCAAGCAGAATTACCCGCATAGGCTTCCCATCACACCCGTTACGCTCAAGAATCTTGCGTACATCCGTGAGCCACTCAGAGAACTGGGATACGCAGGAGCGAAATCCCTGACCATTGTAACCCATGAACTTACGTTCTGCTGCCTCTTTTGTGCTGTTGTCAGACTTTGCCGACTGTTCAATGCACATCTCGGCTAAATTCAACTGAAACCCACCAAGGTTCTCGAACACAACTGTCTGACAGTCCACGGGAGTATCAGGGTTAGCCAGTGCCTTAGTCACTTCCCGAAGGTCTGCCCATGTGGTCGTCTCGATAGGAGCGATATCACTGACAACCGTACCAGCACGGACTAGATCAGCATAACCACCGTCACGACCATCAGTCACGAACAATGGCTTAGGAAACTGAGAAGCGAAGGATGTCTTCCCATTCCCTGGCGAGCCGTAGACGACTAGAAGTTCCTTTTGGTCTGGGTTGACTGCCTTCCGCAAGCGGTCCAGAATACTTGCTGCTGCCATTGATGCTCCTGATTAGAGGGTTAAGGAAAACCGGGATGCCAGTCACCACTCTGGACATCCCGGACAGTCTCACAACTGTGAGGCAAATGGTAGCATAACCACTTGCCATTTGTCAAGTCTCGGTCTTCTGAGGCTTTTCCAAGGGCAGGACAATTGGATCAACCAATCTGTCCGCTAGAAGAATCTCACGACCGGCGTGACACAGTGTACCAAGGTTCTGAGCCTTTGTCTTAACCTTGACCACAGGTTCAATCGGCTGTTCGCCGTAGCGATACAACCACTTCTGCCTGCAAAACTGAAAGATAGCCTCTTGACTCGGTGTTACCCCAAGTTCTGGCTTACCATCAGCCACTAACTGTCGCGGTTTGTACAATGTCGCAGCATTGCACTGATCGCTGCACAGCGGGTGGAATTCGCACAAAGACCCGTAGTGGAGGCAGGCCCGAAGGTTCCTGTACGAACTAGAAGGATCACCTCCTCTCAAACGAGTTTGTTCCATCTGCGACTGCACCCAATGGGTTTTGTAGACGAACTCCAACAGTTGCTTTTCATTTCGACGGAAAAACCTCCTCTGAAAGCGATCTGGGTACTGTTCGTACCACGACATCAATCGCCGCCCATACAGCACAGGCGACTCTTTTTCATCACTAGGCACTTCCCTAGAAACCGGCCAGCCTGCGTACGTACCGAGGTCGTTAATCTCAGTCATAGCAGCCTTGGTCAGTTTCTTTGGCTCAATTCCAGGCTTCTGGACCACATCCCACTCCAGCCCCGCATCACTAAATCCAGCGGCATATAGCACGAACTGGTATTGTGTGAGTTGCGGATTGGTCAGTAGTTCTGTCCAGTAGTCATTACTGACGTACCCGGCAGTCTTCATGTCTGTTGCATGAATCTCTCCATTACGTTCAATAATGGAGTCAATGATTCCACCAATGTATCTCGGCTGCTGTGGTCGCAGGTCTTCTGGTAGATCATCAGGTACAGGCAGTTCAATGCAGAAAGGCACTTCTATCCCGCGAACCTTTATGTCTGCATCCTCACGCTCATACTTCATCCAGTAGCCGTACATGATAGCACGAGCAGTTTCTACGTCCCAATGATCGGCTCCTTCGTCTGCCTGCTTGTCATAGAAGTCATTCAGTTTTGCGATGAGATTAATTCTAACGCCTCCTAACTGATGTAGTTAGTGTATCAGGAATCGACCACCCAAGACTCAACCGCCGTCGTATCACACTCACGCTTATGCCTAGTAGCCTAGACCACTGTGTTATGGTCCTTGTCTCGCCGTTGAAAGATAGGAGCTTGCTAGACCGTTTGTTGTTCTCTTGCTCATCTTTAGTAGCCCAACGACAGTTATCTTTGCAGTAGTTGCCATTATTATCGATACGGTCGAGACTGTGCTTCTCTGATGGCCTGTCTCCCATATCTGCGTAGAACTGTTCAAAGGATGACCACTCAGGGCAGACTGTGATGCCACGACCGCCATAGTTCTTGTAGCACTCAAGCGACTCGGCTCCGCACCTACGACGCATAGCATGCCACGCATCATATTCCGGAGTTCCACGCTTCCCGTGTTTTGTCGTAGCCAGTTTTGCTCGCTCTATCCGCATACAACCGCATGATTGTGTATGATTGGTCTTAAGACTTGTACCAAAAGCCGTTGTACACCCACCACAATTACACACGCACTCCCATCTGGTGCTTCCGCAACGACTATTCTCAACCCGCCTAACAACAGTCAGTCTCCCAAATACCTGTCCAGTCAGGTCCAGTGCTTTCCTACCCATCTCAACCCCCTAACTAGGTCCAACACAACAGAAGAAAAGGACCAACACCGAAACTGTGCCAAGGACCATCATACCAGTCCTTATGATATCCCCAACTCCAGGCGGACAGTCCGTGGACTCCCTTGCAAGGAAACAGGTGAAGGGCTACATCGCGTGTGTAAACAGTACCGAGTCCCGCGTGTTTCCAGAAGAAAGAGAACCTAACCATATCACTCTCCTGTTACACTAACCCCATCCCAGGTCAGTGGAGCAAGCTCCTGCACTGTCACATCAAACTGCTGCTCCTCTTGCAACAAATCAACCTCACCTTGCAACTTAGCATAGGCAGGCAGGACCATATTGACAAACTGCGAATGGAACTGGCACATCGAAACACAGCCTGGATGTGCTGGAAAGATACTCACAACGTAGTCAAGAATCTCTTTCTCTGTGTTCATTTCCCGTCATCCTTTCAAGGGTTTGTAGTAGCAACCATAGATCAGTCAGGCACTCTCTGTGGTCGCTATGAGCCAAAGACCAGCAAGCCCATCTTGCCTGTTCTTTCTCTTCATCTGTGGTCTGATTTGATCTGATGATATGGATGTATGGAGCGATCACTCCGAAGAACTCGATCATCAGAGTTTCTTCAACCAATCGAACAACTTGAGAATCAGTACTGTACAGACAGTCAGTACACCGCAGTACAGAAACATCCACGCCGACGTTGTGGAAGTGAACTCAGTAAAACTCTGCCAGAATCTGTCCACAGAACACCTCTCAAAATGCTTCCAAATCGCACAGGATCGCGTATGGAGCCTTCAAACGGGTCAGGACGTACTTTGAGTCGTCCTGAGAATTTGAAGCCCGTATAGGGCATCCTATGCGTTTGCAGCTAGTTTGTGGTCACTCGAAGTTCTGAACAGGCAGCGTCCCATAAGGTAGCTGCGGGCTGATCTGGCCTTTTGAACTTGTTGAATGCATCCCGCTCACCACACAGTTGAAAGTACTGGATAGTTAGGATGATGCCAACAAAGCAAAGAAACACGACAGCAGCACTACCATCAGAACCAGAGCCACGACGAAACTGCATGGTGCACTCCAAAAGTGTTATGTGAAATTGACGTGGCCGGAATCGAACCGGCTTGGAACACCTATTGGCCGCAACCCGTGCCGTTTCCGCTTGGGCTGTAGGTTCCGCCGTCATCGCTGCGTGTCACCGTCCACGCCGCACGTCAACGCCGGTCTATCCCGGCTGTCTGCTGAACACGCCATTACTGACGCATTCGTTACGACACCTACACATGGTAGATACGTATGTTCTCTGATGGGAGTCGAACCCATCACGAAGATGATTTGTTCACCCTCGCAGTATCCGGCTAGAGAACACCCAGCAGATTTCCGCCTATCGCGATTACCTACTCTCGTCAGAATAGGCAGGCTTCCCGACTGCTGGATTAGACTCCCCAAAATTGCACTCGGTCCTAGGCATGCCCGTTACCGGTCGTGTGGGGAGTTCATGGTGGAGGCCAGATTTGAACTGGCGATCTTCAGCTAATGAGGCTGACGGGGACGACCAGACTCCCCTACTCCACTGCATTTGCGAAGGATAGCACAACCTGCTGGCGGTTGTCAAGTGTAGCCAAAGAGACGCCAGAACCAGTTCGGCTTTTGGTAAGTACCGAACCATTGTAATGATTCTGTTGTAACTGGTAGACAGGGGAAGCCATGTATGCGGTATTGTACATACAAACCATCCTCAGAGACATCACTGATAACAGCATTGCTGTACGATACAAAACCATACATGTCCTTGTGCTTAATCCGCCAGTGTTGGCCGATCTGCGGTGCTGTTGCATCCATCAGGCAACCCCTCCATCGACTCGGCGGTACATCCCGACCACCTGATAATCAGGTTCAGTGTGTTCATGGACATACTCCAGTTCAGACAGTCTGACCACAGGGAAGAAGCCATCTAGTCTGCTTTTGTGGCCGCTGTCCCTCAGCAGTGAGACCCGGACTCCAAGATTGTCCAAGTTTCGTCTAGCTCCGATCAGACGACCCGAAGTCACACGGTAATGATGGTCTGAACGGATATTGTCTTTCAGCTTTGTGTTAGCAGAACCAGAACTGTACATCGTAGGTGTGGTCATTCGACTCAGCATCGAAATGAGTTCATCCACTACTGCCTCACACGCCTCTTTCTGACTGTCGTTCATCTCTGAAGGTGGTGTATCTTTGCAAACTTTAGCATGAGCAACGCAGGACAACGCTTCCATGCTGGAGTTCACGTTGCAGGCCAGAGAGAACGGCATGTCTGCACCAACCAGTTTGAGTTGCTGATTGATGTAATCTACCTGCTCATCAGACAAAGCAGTGTAAAGATCAGCACCGTGCAACAGGATGTCACGATAACCCAATTTGATTGCGATGTCAACCGCCTGCAACATCGAATCGCGGGTGTCAATCACAGGACCCAGTGTGAACAGCTCACCATTGCTTGCTCGCTTCTGTGGATCAAAGAAGACCACAGATGGGCACTCTGCTAAGGTAGCTGTGCCGTCCCTTAGCAGCTCACCTGCACGATTTGATGGGGCAAACTTGATGGTTCTGGGATCGTAGAACACAACCTGATCGAACCTTGCTGGATTGTCGTAACCGGTCCAGTAAGTAGGGAAGAGTCGAGCATTTGTTCCTGTAGGCCTATGCCCGCAGTTCACTGAAAGACTTGCCGACCCCTTGGATAATAAAATACTCTGAACACTGTCCCAGGTGGCTGACGGTCCTCCAAGAAGGATAACGATAGACTGCCTTTTAGCTGATGAGCACAGGCCAAGCAGACCATCTGCGTCTCGCTTAAAACCGTCTGGTAGAAGGCGGTGAAAGATCATGCTGGCTCCTTGAAGATCACTGGATGGTATCCGACCGGCCCTTGCCTGAATATATCCCAGATCAGAGAAGACTCAGGACGATCACCGGAGCGGAGTTCTTCTACGCAGCGTCTGGGTCCTGAGGTGGCACCAAGCCCGAAGTAAGCTGCGTGTCGTCCGTCAGGGGCAATCTTACGCACTATGCAGCCTAGTTCTGGTATGACAATGTACTGTTGCACATGATCTCCTGATTCTGTTCGCTGAGAATCACAGGATAACGAAAGGCCGGGGGCTTGTCAACTGATCTGCCTACAGACTGAGGTTGTTGAGCCAATCTTCAAACCCCTCCACTTTATCCATATCATCTCTTCCCATGAATGCAACCGCGAACGCGGTATTAGTCGAGAAGTCTCCAAAGGCAAACACCAAGAAGAGGTCAAGACTCATGTTGATTCCTTGATAAAGACACCGAAAAGTGTGAAGCAGCCCACAGCAACGATGGAACAAACAACAGAGGCTGTTGCGGCCCTGTTGTCTCGCACCTTCTCGGCAGCCCCGTTGATGTTGCCGTCTTCTTCAGCATAGCCTAATGCACAGACCGTGTAAAGACCTGCACACACAAGAGCAGCGATTTGAATCATCGCTGGGACTTTGTATCGATAGGTACGCGATCTTTGCATGTTGTGCACGGCACAGCCCTCGGAGATTGTTTGCCTGTGTCCAGGTTGACCTTGCCCTTGCCAGCAATCTCCCGACTGGCAACTGAGCACTCACAATCAAAGAGGCGACAACGAAAGATAGGCACTTGTGGCTTTCCTGTCAAGGCTTGGCAAGGAGCACACCCGGCCAGTCGAACTGGCTCGAATGAGCGGTGGACACAAGAATACCGCAGTTCCAGGTCAATGTTCGTCAGATTTTTTCCAAAAGACAGAAGAACCGACAGAATCCTGCCCTTTTGCATGGTGGTGTACTCCTTGGACAGCCTCTCAGTCAAGGCGGCTGAAGGGGACTCAAGGACCACTGTGGTCGCATGATTCTCACAGACTGACCACAGGGTGTCATCAATCTTCCCGATGATGCAGTCATAGTGGACAGACCAGTCTGGTTCGGTATCGACAGAGAACACCCTACCGTACCTCTTCAACTCTGTTGCGATAAAGTCAATGCTTTTCGAGTTAATCTCCAGAATTCTCATTGACTTCTCCAGACCATCCAATAGGTGTTCCTGAAACCTGCCCAAAAACAAACAGCAACTCCTGCTGAGAAAGTCCACTGGTTTCAGAGAACTCTTCAACTACTGGAATGCGATTCAATCTGTTTCTGTGCTGTGCAATTCGATCTCGGTCTTGTTGATCCATGATTTCCCTTAACAGTGCCACACTGGGCGACCAACCAGTTTCTCAATAGCAGCAGACTGCACCGCATCGGACTCCAGCATTGCAATGGAATGGTCGAGACCCCGTGGCACAGATGCCATAAGCCCTCTGCAAATTTTCGCCTTGTGTTGTACAATAGAGTCAAAAGTCCTGCTGCCGTCTGCATGCATTTTCAGGTCAACATTCACTCCGTATCGCTCCAACCAGCGAACAGTCTCATATCGCCACTTCTCCCGTCTTCCGGTTGCAATCATTACCCGTGATCTTCGTGGCAAGCACTTAGGCTTAACTGATCTAATCCAGTCTAGGTATCTCGGACCGTCATCATCACACTCAGCAGGACAATCCTCACAGATCAGTCCGTCCATGTCCCAAACGATCCTTCCACTGTACGTGCTGTTACCAACATTCCATTCAAGGACATGGGGATTATTGAGATACTGTGCGAAGTGGTCAGCTTTAACAGCGGCTTTGGGATGCTGATAAACAGCACATGTACTGACCTTTTCACAGTATTTGCCAACAATGCTCAGTGACTTCTGCATAGAATCGCCACTGCATACTGTGTCGTCGATCAATACTGTCTTACCAAGAGCAGTTGATCTACCTTTAAGACGGAATCCATGACCAGCATGAACAATATCTCCGGTAGATTGCCGAAGAATATACAATGGAAGATGAAGCATCTGAGCAATCGTAGCCGCAGGTGCAAGTCCTGATCTAGCCACACCGACCACAGAGTCGTATCCTGCGAGTTCTGGTACAAGACTCAGGGAATCCTGAATGAGTTCCTGAGTAGTGATCCATTGCCGCCTGGATAGTGATACAGTCGGGTGATTGTCCACCGATTCTTCCTCTCCTCGGAGTCTTTTACGGTGAGACCTGATTCTCTCCATTGCCTGCTTATCAGTTGTTGGTGTAGACATCGAGGATAACATTTCCAGAACCAGAACAAAGAGGAGCGATGAATGCTGACGATGTATAGGTGGCAGTATCTGCTACGTTGTCTGTGACATCACATGTAAGTGAAACAGTCTGAGTGTCATCAATGATACCGCCTCCCATTGTGATCTTTACTCTTCGAGAGAGGTTTCCGCTATCGCAGAAGTACCACACTTCTAGAAGGAAGCAAGAAGACCCGAGCGGATCACCAATCGAACCATAGAACCAACTATTACCTGAGTCATAGGTAATATTGAAGTCTCCATTAAGACAGGGGCAATCTCCAGTGACAGTTCCAAACAACGCTGAAGCGTTTACCGTAGCCCCACCATCGCAAGAGTTAGCAAGACAGACAGGGAAGCAGGTGTATGCTGGGCATGCTGGCGGAGTCGTGGTGTCGCACGAAGTGACTCGAATAATCGATACTGGATAATCCGGTACTCCATAACGAGAACTGAGCAGCATGGTGTAATCATCTGAAGCCCATGCACCATCGTTATAATCTACTACCAGTGTTCCAGATACATATATTCCAGCAGTGGTCCGAAGAAAAGCAAATAGAGTCACCTTGTCTGTATATATATTGTAGGTCCACCTGATGGCAGCACCCAGTCCAGCATAAGGATAGCATTCTGCTCCACAAAGCAAAGTTCCTGTTGACCGAGTAATAGCACCAGTGTAATCCCTGAGTTCATAGAACACCTCTGTCAAGGGCCACTCAGGAAACGGCGACTGCGGATCAGCACAGACCTCGATAGTATAAGTGACTCCAGAAAGAGTGAACACAATGGGTGATAGGTACCATGTACTGAGGTCTAGCCCATTAACAGTGTGATTAACTGGAGGAACGTAGTTGCCATCTCCGTCAAACGTAGAATATAGTTCCAGTGAAAGTGATACTGTACCATCAGACTGGATTCCCCAGTTGATTCTAAATGATGGAAGCCTATCGACAAGACCCCCGGTATCGCAAATAGCCAGACTACCAACAAGGCCGCACGCGTTGGTGTGAAAGTACGGAGAATCAAAGTAATCGCAGTCAGTGTCCGGATCAGCTCGTTGTGCGTATGCAGATATTTTGTGAGACCATGTGCTCACTTCCAATGTCAAGCAACAGATATTCACTGTCCCGTCTGCACATGTGTACGCCTTAGGCTCACAACAGCAGTTCTTATTGTTCCAGCCAGACATAGTACACCTTTAAGGACAAGAAAGACCTGTCATAAACCACTTACAGCCATCCACATCATGGTCAGCGTACCGACGCATGAACACAGCTATTCCAGTTCTTCCTACAACCTCTG